TCAGAAACGGAGATTGTTAACCGCGTCTCGGCTTCCTTCTGGTGTCAGATGGGCGTAGTACTTTTCTGTTGTTCCATAGTCTGCATGTCCGGCCAGGACCTGCACTCGCCGTAGCGGCACACCACCCATAACCATGTGGGCGCAGAAGGTGTGACGCAGGCGGTGCAGGTGGCCGCCGATTCCGGCGGCAGCGGCGTCCTTCGCGAACCAATCCGACACCGTATCCTTGTGAACCGTCACCAGCGGGTCCGGCAGGTGACGCAGCGCCCACCTGGCATAGCGGTTGAGGGGGACCTCCCGCCACTTGCCTGACTTGGTACGGCCTGCACCTGTCTCATCAGGGTCGCTTTCCACCAGCAGCCGGCCACCAACGATCGACGCCTTCGCCAGGCCAACTATCTCGCCGCGCCGCAGGCCGGTGTGGGCCATGAAGAGCCACAGTGGGGCCCGAGCAGGGTTCGCCCGGTAGAGTCGGCGCATGGCCGCCCGGTCGTAGAACTTAACGGCCACGCTGCGCACGCCCCGAGGTGCCTTCACCGACGCCATCGGGTTCACGTCCAGCTCTTTCCACTCCATGCCGCGGTTGAAGGCGGCCTTGAGTCGGCGGATCTCCTTGCCGACGGTCTCTTTTGCCGCCTTGTCGTCCAGCAGCCTAGCGCGTTTGTATTGCTCAATCTCCACGGCGCGGATGCTGTCGATCGGCCGATGTCCGAAGCGCTCGATGAAGCGCTTCATCTCGCTTCTGGCCTTAGAAATCGTGGTTGGGTGCTCGGCTTCGTACCAGTCCAGATACCACTCCAGGTAGTCGCGGACCTTGGGCAGGCGCGCCAAGATCCGGACCCCGTGCGTCAGCTCGGCTTCTTTCGCGGCACGTATTCTCTCCGCCTCACGGGCATCAGGTTGTCCAAGGGACCGGCGATAGCGCGTCCCACCCTCGGACCAGTCGATGTAGGCCTTGCTGCTGCGCCAGTAGAGTCGGACCTTTGCCATTCCTCAGCACCATTGATCGCGGCATACAGCGCCGCCTTTTCGTACAACTGCTTTCCCATGAAGCGCCTGGGCGTGAGCCCATAGCGCAGGGCGTTCTTTCGGAACTGGCCGCTGGACACGCCGCAATAGAACGCGGCTTCGTCCACGGTGAGCCAGTCTTTTCCGGATAGGTCGAGGTTCTCAGCCGCTCCCATGGCAGCCTCCGTTGGTGTTGAACAGGTCAGGTTGGATTGGTCTGCTGCTTACCGGTGCTGGTGCTGGGGGCGGCCCCGAGTGGCTGCGCGCCCGGGAGTTCTTGGCCCAGCGCAGCAGGGTGGCGGCGAAGGCTGTTCCCTTTCGTGACCGAGCCTCGTTGAGGAGCACCCTGGCGGTATGTCGATGGTCAGCCATCGACCACCGCCCGGCTGTCGCGCTGCGACTTGAAGAACCCGACGACGGCCGCCGCCACCTTGTCGGCATAGGCGTGCTGGTGCTTGTCGGCGTCAGTTCCCCAGACCAGATTGTCTGCAACGTAGTGGGGGTTGCAGCCAGCCACGAATGCCTCGATGGAGGTGGAACTGCCCATCGCTCCCCAGTAGGCGGTCCACGCACTGCCGTAGCAGGCCACCAGCAGGCGGCCTTGACCGGGCCCACTGTTCTCCGCGTAGACGGTGATCGGATCGAGGCCGGGGGCATCCACGATGCGGTAGCGGGCCACCTGGTGCCCGAGGCCAGCCATCTGAGCGACTTTCTCCGCGTCCCGCTCTGCTTCTCCCACGCACGGATCGCAGACCAGGACTGAGTGAGCCTTGCCGCATCGGGAGCACGCGCGCACCTGGTCGGCGGCATTGAGCGGAACCGGCTGCTCAGGGTGAACCCACCCGACGTAACCCAGGCGATCCACCAGCCCGCGCTGGCCGGTCTTCGGGCTGAAAATCGCGACGCCATTGGAGACGTAGCCCTCTCCCTGCAGCTGGGCCAGCTTGCGCTTGGCGATGGACTCCAGTGGCGATACCGGATTTCCGACATCGGCCAGCACGCGATTGGCCAAGGTCATCAGGTCGGTGACATCGGCACACTCGGCACCATAGAGCTTCGTGGCGATCTGCCGCACCAGGTCGGCAGCGGCCGTGGCCGCCATGTTGGTTTGCTGGTTCATGCGCGCCCCGCTGGAAGTGCTGGGGCCTGGACGGGCGCGGCAACTGCGCTGGCCAGCTTGCCGGTGTCATCCATCAGGCGGATCGCGTCCAGCTCGACCTTTACCGCGCCGATGTACGTGCTGGCCACCATGCTCGATGTCTTGGCACGCTCGATGACCTGACCCATTTGCTCTGGGCTGAGGCTGTCGTCGCCCAGGCGCTCCAGCATCGCAACCAAGTGGTCGCGAACGTCACTGACCTTGTTCTTCATTCGATTGCTCCTTGAGTCGCGTGTTTACGCGGCGGCTGATCCGAGCTTTCAAGCGAATCAGCTCTTTAATTTCTGGTGGGTAACGGTTGTGGAAGCTGTTGCGTCGCATGTTTTCGGCCAGGGTGACCAGCTCGAGACGGGCGGCGGTGATCTCTGCAGCTGCATAGGTTTTCTGACCAGGCTTGAACACGACGATGTGCCTGGGAGGGACCTCGCCATGTTCGGTCTCCCACACGATCACGTGGACTGGCCGCCAACGCTGCGCAGGAAAGATGGTCGGGTCGTCCGACACCTTGCGCATCAGTACATTCCGCTTGGGATCTACCTTCTCAGTCCCGATGGGGACATAGTTCCGTGACTCGCTTGCCGGCCGGCCCTTCTTGAACTGCGTTTCTTTCATCCGCCCTGGTGACCATCCGGGACGACGCTTCCCTTTGTTTGCAGGCACGCATCCGGGCTTGAAACGGGCCGCGATCGAACCAGGCTCTTCGGTGCCGTTCCACAGCTTGGCCAAAGGCTGAGTTTCAAAGTCTTCCGCCTTCTTCAGTCCAAGCTGTGAGGCTCGCCGATAGATCGAGGCGCGCCCCCTGCCAAGGACGTGAGCGATCAGAAACGCCGGAAATCTCGGCCAGTTGATGCGCAAGGTCTCATCCTCATCGGCCGTCCATGCCCGCCCGTTCACGCGTCCAGCTCCAGACGCTCGCCAGAGCGGTGCGTCTGCTCAGTAGCCGCACGGCGGCGCAGGCCTGGAAGGGCTCCCATCTCAGTGCGCCTCGCTGATGCGGAATGCCGCTTTAAGGGTCGTGAACAGCCGGCCAATCTCCCGGGTCTGCAGCGCGAAGCGAGCATCCAGCTCCGCGCGGCGGCCGTCTTCCTCGATGTGGTCCAGCTTGTCCAGCGCGCCGTCGAGGAACTTCAGCTTGCGCACCACCAGATCGTCGCCCAGCACGAAGGACAGGCTGTTTTCGAACACCAGCGCCAGCTTCGTGACCTGCTTGCCCGCTTCCAGGTGGCGGTCGATCTCATCGCAGCGCAGCTCCTGGTGCTGGTAGCGCACGACGGCCCCGCCATCGCACGGATCCTTCAACTCGCACTCTTCGCCGAGGGTCAGGCCATCCGGCAGCGGCTCGCCGGCGATCCACGCGGTCAGGATGGCGCGCGGCGCCACCTCGGCATTCAGCGGCATGGCCGGGAAGCTGCCCAGCAGGCCACGGATATCGGATGCCACGTACTCGGCAGTCTTCCGGCTGCTGGTGTCCACCACCATCAGGCCGCGCTGCAGGTCGAGGAACACGTCGTTGCGGCTGGACTTGACCAGTGCCTTCGGCAGCAGTTCGTGCAGCAGGTCTTCCTTCATGCGCTTGCGCTCGCGGCCGCCCGGGCGCCGGTCTTCTTTGGCCTCGATCTCGGCCAGCTTGGCCTCCAGCGCTTCATTGATCGCCGCCGCCGGCAGGATCTTGTCCTGGCCGCCCACGGTGAGCCACAGCCAGTCGCCGATGACGTGGTGAAACTGCTCGGTCTCTTCCCGGCCGAACGGCGAGATAAAGCCGCGCGAGGACATTTCCAGCGGGCCCACAGGCTTCAGCAGGGCGTGCGGCAGCAGGTCGGCCACTTCGGACACGTCCATCTGCATCGATGCGGGGAAGCGGAACATAGTGAGGTTGCGGAAGAACATGGGTGCTCCAGGGTCAGACGGCGGGCGTCAGCGCGGTGCGCGTGACGGGGCCATGCCAGAGGTGGACGGTGTTGTTGATGTGCACCTGGGCCGGGTCTTTTCGGATCGGTGCCAGTGGGCTGCGGAGACGGCGCTGGTCGTTGATGCAGGTCAGGCAGGTGGGCTTGTGCTTGCCGTTGCCGGCGCTCTGGAAAAGGGCGAGCGGCAGGCGGCGGCAGCAGGATGTGCAGGTCTTCACGGCATCGCGCGGTCGTGGACCTTCCAGAACAGATCCTTCAGCTCCCGCGGCATGTCGGGTCGGTCCCGGCAAGCCAGATAGGCGCGTTCGACGATCTGAGCGGCCTCTGCATCATTGGCACTAGCGCTCGGCAGCACGGTGAGTCCGCGCACCTTGCATTCACTGATGAGTTCGTCATTCCCGAACTCCTCCATGTCTACATCGACACTTACGGTCACGTACGCCATAGCCCTCTCCTCAGGCCGCCTGCGCGGGCTGTTCGATCTTCACGTACGGGTACTTCTCCGGATGCGCCTTGATGTGCTTGCCGAAGTGCTTGCCCTTCGACTCGGCCGCCTGGAAGGCCGCGAAGTCCTCGGCGGTGAAGTTGCTGTAGTGGTAGAGGCTGCCCGGGACTACGCTGCCCGGGACTACCTGGCCGCCCTTGCGGCTGGGGAAGCAGATGGCCAAGGTGTTGGTGTTCGGGTCGTGGCCGATGGAGTGGATCTGGTTCGACTCGACGTCCTGCAGTTCGATGCGCGGTGCCATGGTGGTGCTCCGTAGGTAAGGGTGCCGGGTAATGGAACCCGCCCGGCGCGGGGCCCGTGAGGACGGGGCAAATTGGGTGACCGTCTTTCCGGCCTGTCAGCGGCGTTGCATCCGCACCACTCGTTTACCCATGAGCTTTCGCTGGGGCCTTCGTTACGGCGCCGGCTTCCGGGCATGCTGTGAGGGCATGCCAGCACTGAGGGTTCTCTCCGCGTTTGATTCCGCTGCAGGAGCCCACAACCCGCCCAGAAGCCTGTTAGGCAGCGAGCGGGTAGCGCTCGCCGTTGGCTGCAGCGCGCAGCACGTTGATCATCTGTTCGCAGATGGCCGGCACCTGGTCGGCGGCGTAGAGCTTGGCGCCGCGCTCGGTGCTGACCGGTTCGAATCCGAGCTGGCGCAGGCCGTCGGCGCTGATCGACAGGGGACCGATCAGTTCGTTGATTTCGCCCAGCTTGATGCGCTTGCCCTCGGCGGCAGCGGCAGCCGGATGTTCGCCCAGCAGATCCGCGACGGCTTGGACGTAGGGCTTCTGGACCGGCGCCGGGGCGGCGACAGGCTGCGCTACCGGCTGCGCGACAGGCTCCGGAGCAGGGGCTGGCTTGGCCGCAGCAGCTACCGCCGCAGCCTCGCGTGCCGCCTGCGCCTCCTTCTCCTGCTGCAGCCGCGCCGCGCGGGCCTCTTCTTCCTGCCGGATCCGTGCGCGCTCAGCTTCCAGCCGCTGCTGCTCGGCCTGCTGGTGCTGAGCGATGCGGGCCGCTACCAGGTTACGCAGATCCTCCGGCGCCTTGGTGGCGCACAGCTGCACGCGGTCGCCGAACAGGAAACCATGCTCGGCGTGGCCGTCCAAGATGGCGATATTGGCGCGGATGCGCTCGGCTGCCTGGCTGGCCTCCACCTTTGCATTGGCGGCCACCGCGTCGACGGCCTCTTGCATACTGTCGAAGGAGCGCTTGCCCTTCATGGCCTCGCCGATATCACTGACCAGCGTGGTGGGCATCGGGATCGTGTGGGCACCGAGCGTCTCATTGATGGCCAATACGTGAGCCTGCACGGCGCGACGGGCAGCGTTGCCAATCTCCGAGCGGCGTTCGTCCTTGCGGACCTTGACGCGCTTGTCCAACGTCAGGCGGGTGGTGCGCGCTTCTTCAGCGATCGCATCCAGCGTGCGCAGCAGCTGATCGATAGACCCGGTCTGGCTCAGGGCGTGCTGCTTGGCGGCTTTCAGCTGGGCCTCGATGTCGCCGCACCACTTCACGGTCTTCTCGGCATCCGCGAAGTCCTGATCGCTGACCAAGTCTGTGTTGATGCCCTGGAACACCGCAATGGCCTTTTCCTGCCACTCGGCCAGGTTGGAAGCGGTGACCATGCCGGTCACTTCGATATGAAGCGCCGGCATCTGGTCCGGCGCCCGGCCCGCTGCAATCGGCTCGGCAGCAGGTGTCTGAGCCGGATCGTAGGCGGCCACGTCAGCTTCAAGCTGGGCCCAGCCCGCCACGATCCGGGCGCGCAGTTCCGGATTGGGGGTGTACCAGCAGTGGCGCTCTTCGACTAGCTCTTCACCGGCCCACTTCGATGCCATGAACAGGATGCGATCGGCACCGCAGACCATGGCCTGATGTTCCATCTGCACCTGGTAGTGCAAGGGCAGGTGCGATCCATCATCGAGCCAGACCAGTTCGCGCAGGTCGTTGTTCAGAGATTTGTGCTCAAACCCGATGTCTTCAATCAGGGTCAGGCCATCAAAGCTCGCAGAGAACTTGCTGTCGGCGGCGACCCCCACGCTGGGGTAGAGTTCCTCGCCGATGATCTGCTCGGCCAGCGGACGGGCCAGGTCTTCGTAGCGATGACCGTCCGCAAAGCGCTGCAGGGTGGCGGCGTCATACTCGATCGCGGCGCCAGTGGCCATCTCGCGAAGCAGCTGAGTGCGGGTCTTGTAGGGGCTGCAGCCCATCATTGCCGGCGCATCGCTGGCGTTGAAGTGCGAAGCGCGATGGGCGTGCCATTCCGGCGTGCCCTGAATGAGTTTCACGGTGCGCATGCTCAGCCCTCCACCACGTTGTTCTGGCTGTCTTGGTCGCCCTCATCCTTGGGCGGATTGAGGATCTGATTCACCTGGTCGACGGTGAAGCGTGCGCGAGTCTGCAGCGTTGCGATCAGGTCCTCGGGCGACTTACGGCCGCTGGCGATGATGTCCCACCATTTCGTCAGGTTCGCGTTGAAGTCGGCTTCCGAGTACAGCGGCAGTTGCTTCTCAGCGGTACTGGTGATGGCCGGGCGGCCCTGGCTGTTCGCCGGCGTCGATTCGCCGGTGGGAATGTCCATGACCTCTTCGGCGATGGGCATGCCGCGCAGCACGTCAGGGAAGACGTCACGCAGGGCAAAGGCACGGGCGCGCATCTGGCGCATGCGCTTCGGGTACTGAACCCAGGGACCCTGCTTGCCCGACAGGCCGGCCAGCTTGGCGTCATCCATGCTGAAAGTGCGGAACTCTTCGGCTTCGCCGCGGCGCTTCACCCGGCACACGGCGGTATGGCCGTCGTCCGACTCGGTGATGTATTCGCACAGCGGCGAGCTGCGCACCAGGGCGATCACCGCGTCACCCCAGAGGGCAGGGCGACCGTTGATGATGGCCAGATTCTGCAGTGCCTGCAGCGGCTTCAGGCCAAGCTCGGAACCCCACTGGATGGCGATCAGGCAGTTGGCGGCCTTGCCCCTGAAATCCTTCGGGACCAGGTCGCTGTCGGCCAGGTAGTCACAGAACTGCAGGGCCTGCTCAAACGTCTGCGGGCTCAGGTCGAACTGCTGGCGGGGCTGGGTGGCGATCTGGTTCGCCGGTTGTGCTGCAGCATTCATTGAACGTCTTCCTTGGGCAGGTTGATGCGGGTAAGGGGGACCGAGCGGCGAAGGGCCGAGAGGTGGGCGAGGGCGGCGCGGAACTTCGGCCAGGCGCGGCGGGCTTCGATGCAGGCCCGCCAGCCGAAGCCGATGGCTCCGATGCCCCCGAACATCACGAAGGTGTCGGCGTCACGGAGGCTGGCGCTCACCGCCAGGGCGATCCAGAACCCGGCGACGACGGCGCATGAGGCGGCCGGGGCGAGCAGGGTGATCGGGTGGCGGGCCATCAGAAGGCACCCCGCACGAAGTCCTGCAGCAGCAGGCTGAGCAGCGCACCGACAGCGGCCAGGCCAACGGCCATGCCCAGCAGTAGTGCGAAGTCCTTCGCGGCCTCGATGTGGAACTGCAGGCGGGTCATCTTCATGCGCTATCTCCATTCAGACGGGCCATGCGATGGCGACGGGCGCGCTCGCAGATCGTGTTCTGTGATTCCTTGCTGCAACCGGCGGCCATGAACTCCATGGCAACCTTGCGCACGTCCATCCCGGCGCGGGCTGCGGTCATCCGCACGCTTTCCAGCAGGTACTTCTGGCTGGTGGTCAGCACCGGGAAGTTGAGGATTTGGGCGCTCATGCGGCACCGCCTACGGTTGCTGCAGGCTCAACCGCGCGGAACCGGCGCGGGAAGAAATCGCAGTAGGTGTCTGTCGGGGTGTGGCCGAACATTGCGCAGCAGCGGTAGGAATGAACGCAGTCACCGCAGGTTTTCGATGCGGGAAGGTCCATGCAGGTATCGGCGGTGCAGGCCTTGTCTACGCAGCAGCCGTTCATGCGGCCTCTCCCAGGTCAGCGTTGCCGCGCTGGATCTCATCGGCGGCGGCGTACGGGTTGGGTATCGCCCGGCAGGCGTCGATCAGCCCCTGGCGGCGCTTCCGTGACGCAGCCTCGTCCAGCAGGCTGCTCGGATAGACGCGGGTGCCAGTGGCGTGGATATCGTCCGGGCTGCCGATCGACAGCAGCTCCTGCCGGCGCGCGGCCTCGAAAGCCACTTCATCCGTGGCACCGGCGAAGATCGCCGCCCGGTAGGCCACGTCGCAGCTGGGCATGCGCAGGCCAAGGTTGTGCAGGTTCGTCCGCAGGACGTTGCTGTTGAGGCGCTGCAGGTGCAGCTCGGCCTCGGGGTGCAGGTCGGTGGCCATGGCTCAGCAGCCCCCGCCGACGAAGTGGGCCGCGGTGCGGATTCCGGCGGCAGCGGCAAACACGCTGACCACATAGACCAGGCCGATCCAGAACCAGAGGGGGCGGGCGGTGCGAGGCATCCTGACTCTCCGTGACCCAGCGGGATTGCTGGGGACGGGGTCAGATTAGGCGTAACCTAAGATGACGTCAATAGGGCAAACCTAAGATCCTTGGGTGTAGCTTAAATCTTCACCATTCGTTTAGGAATGTGCATGAGCAGGGAACGACCGCAGCAGCCGCCACCCCCACCGCAGCGTCCGCCAGGTGAGCGTCACGACCATAAGGATCACGGGGTTCCAGATCATCGACCGCCTCCGCCCCCGCCTCGGAAGTAAGTGGTAGGCTTCCGGCATGGAACCGGATCAAGTGATAACAGAGCGCTGGAACCTCTTGTGGGCCATCCAGCGTTCTCAGAGATATCACTCGCGAAGGAGCTCGTTCTTCTCGCGATGGAACAAGCTGACTTCATTTATCGGAGTAGTGGGCGGTTCTGCGGTGTTCGCCTCAGTTAACACAGCCGTGCCCGGATGGGTCGCAACTATCGGTGCAGTTGTTGTTGTCCTTCTTTCAGGTGCCGATCTTGTTGTCGGCACCTCTGACATGGCACGCAACCACAATGATCTACGACGTCGGTTCTGTGAACTTGAAGCGGACATCGTATCCAGAGAGATTGGATCAATAACCGGGGCGGAAATCGCTGGATGGAAGGGGCGGCGCTTGAGCATTGAAAGCGATGAGCCTCCGACCTACGTTGCGCTCAACGTACTTTGCGAAATCGAGCTTCGGCGAGCCTACGGCATGGATCTATTGAAGGACTCTGAGAATAAGCTTTCCCCTTGGAGGCACTTCACGGCACATCTCTTCATTTGGGAAAATAGCTGAGAAGCTCAGCGAACCTTGGTCACATCCTTGCCGCCACAGGTAACACATCGCCAGCCGCCCACTTTAATGGTCGATAGCAGCCATACAATCAGCCAAATTCCTGCGGTTAAGACGCTAAGAATTAAGTGCAGGATGTGGTTTGTGCCCGGGCGGAACACAACTGTTCTCTTGGAACATTGGCGGCAGTAGCCGCTCTTTCGCTCGTCAGCCATGCGTCTTCCCTGTCAAAACTTTTTAAAGCCCCAAGCGGCTAGCACGCGCCCTGAAATAAAGAGCTGATCCACCTCTCCAGCAGGAACGACCTCGGGTTCGTAGGCCGGATTCGTGCTTCGAATTAGCACAGATCCATCGCGCCTAAGCTGGAGGCGCTTAACTAGAGGTCGCCCTTGCCAGTTCATGACGTAGATCGAGTCCGTGTCAAAGTCCTGGACTCGACTGTCTACGAACAGCACGTCCCCATCACTGATATCGCCCGTCATCGAATCACCTCTCGCGGTAATTACGCGAACAGCGTTTCGTGGTGCTCGGATGTTCTGTTCAGCCCAATCAGCTGCCACGTCTAGGTACTGCACTACTTCGGGATGATCCGGCATGTAGCCTCCGCCCCCAGCGGCGACAAACCCCTCAAGCAGGGGGAAGCGAACATATCCTGCCGGCGTCTCATCAATTGCGACGACCTGATTCGGGTATGACCCGACAACTGCGTCATCACCAAAGTAAAGGGCTGCAAACTCCGCACTGTGGTCATCTGCAATTGCCTTCGCTGTCGGGATCCCGGGCTTGTACTCACCATTGAGCCAGGCGTTGGCCACGACGTTCGAAACTTTGTACTTGCGAGCTAGATAAGCACCGGCACCACGACGTGGCTGTCCATGCCGGGACAACAGCTCGACTAGTCGCGATCCGAAGGCTTCGGCGTCTTTGTTTGGCTTGGTCTTAGGCATCACCTAACAGTGCCTAAGTTTGAGTTAGGTTTGCCCTGTTGACTAAAGATTAGGCCAGGCCTAATATCTCTGCTATGGACACCATAGCCCCCATCGACAGAGCGATCAGCGCGGCAGGTACGCAGCAGCGTTTGGCGGAGACCCTTGGCATCAAGTCTGCCTCTATTAGCGAGTGGAAGGTTCGCAAGCGCGTCCCGGCCGAGCGCTGCATCGCCATCGAAGCAGCGACAGGTGTCAGCCGCCACGACCTGCGCCCGGACGTCTTCGGCCCAGCGCCGGCCAACGACGCCGGCGACGGGGAGGTGAGCCGTGCTGCGTGAATGTGTCAGCGAGCCCTCGCGAGCGCCGAAGGTCATCTGCGTGGACGCCATCAGCTCGCGTATTTCCATCAAAGAACAGGAAAAGGTCATGTCCCTGATCAACAACATGTACGTCGTCCTTGAAAAGGCCGAGGCTCTTTCCCTCGGCCGTGGAATCCCACTTCCTTCAGCAGTCAAAGAAGTTCTTGATGCACGCGACATGCTTGATCAAGAACTTCGTCGCGTCGCATCGGAGGTCACTCCTGAGAAGCTCCCCTCTGCTGACGAGCAATTGACACCGGGGTGTGAGTAACCACCGCAGTCAGGATCATTTCGTAGGCCTTTGCAACTTGCTCTGCGGTGCTGCTCAGTGACGTGTAGGACATGTCTTCCATGCGGTTGATCAGGGCAACGGTCATCTCAGCAGCAAGTTCTTGATCGTGTTTTGCCATGGATTCCCCCTCGTTGGTGGGTGGTGGTTGGAGCTCACATCCTACCGCGAGGGGGAATCCCCTCAATCCAAATCACCTTGCCGCCGCCTTCGGGCACCGGACCGAGCGCGGGGCGCATTAAAGGCGTTGAGATCCATTGGCCGTTGATCTTCCGCGCAACAAAGGGCTTGCCGCAGTGGCGAGTGAGTCTCACCACCTGATTCACCGGCTTCCCTGATTTGTTCTTGTCCATGGCGCAGATAGTGCGCCGCAGCACCCAAGCCCTCCACGTTCACGAAGCGACCCAATGAACATTACCGACGCAGCACACAAGACCGTGAAGGATTACCTGGGGGGCGCCGAAGCACTGGCGACGCGGCTGATCACCGTCAACGACCGGGGCGAAGAGAAGCCCATGTCCGGCGCCGTGCTCCGCAACAAGGTCAACCCGAACAACGCCACGCACAAGCTGGGTTGGGAGGAGGCGAGCGAGATCATGGGGCTCACCGGTGATCACCGCATGCTGATGGCGCTGGCTGCCGAACATGGCTACGGCCTTCACCGGCTGGAAGCCCCGGAAGAGGCTGGATGCCTGACCACCAGCATCCTGGCCACCTCGGCCATCAAGGGCCAGTTCGCCGAGCTGCTGCACGCCGCGCTGGCAGACAAGGTCATCACCGACAACGAGTTCTCGCAGCTGCAGAGCGCCGCAGCCGGCATCCAGTCAGCACTCATCCTGCTGATGGCCATGCTCCGCGATGCGCGCGGCCGCAAGGACGTGCTGTGAGCCAGTTCGACAACGACATTCGCGCACGCGCCGAAGAGCGGCAGCGGCTGCAGACCGACATTGATGCATTCCTGGCCAAGGGCGGCCAGATCCAGAGGCCGGAGACGCCGCCACCCAGCAAGCCTGCGACCTTCCGCGAGTACAGCGACCTGTCGTGGGCCATCAGGAGCCAGCGATGAAGCATCTCCCCGCACGCAACACCGACCCCGATACCAGCCACCAGGCCGCGCGCGACCTGGTGGACTCTGGCGCGCAGGCCCAGCAGCAGGCACAGGTCTGCGCCGCGGTACGCCAGTACCCGGGTCTGACCAGCCGCGAGCTGGCTTTCTCCGCCGCGCTCGATCGCCACATGGTTGCCCGGCGGCTGCCCGAGCTGGTGGCCGATGGCCTGGTGGTCCATGGCCCCACGAAGATCTGCAGCCATAGCCGCAAGCGCTGCCAGACGTGGCTGCCGGTGGTGGCCACAGAGAGCGGGGAGCTGCCGCTGGCTGCCTGACCTATGTCCACGATCATCATGTCCCAATGCTGGCCGCTCCAAGGGCTCAGCGTCACGCAGAAGGCCGTCCTCATCTCGCTGGCCGACCAGGCCAATGATGACGGCGTCTGCTGGCCGGCCATCGGCACCATCGCCAGCCGCTGCTGCATGTCCGAGCGCGCGGTGCGCACCGCGATGGATCACCTCGAGGCCGTGGGCCTGTTGAGCCGGGAACGTCGGTTCAACAGCAGCAACGTGTATTCGGTGACCCCGGCCAAGTTCGACAGCAGCGCCGCCGCGACAAAATCCACCCGCAAAACTGCGAAGTCTGCCCCTGCACCGGGCGCAGGGGATGCGCCCCATGCAGGGGGTGCGCCCGATGCACCCGGTACTGCGCCCGCTGCAGGGGGTCCGGCACGGGGCGCAGGTCTGGAGGTGCGCCCCGTGCCGCCTAACCGTCATATAACCCCCATTGAACCGTCAGGTGAACCGTCAATTCCGGCGGTCCTTCCGGACGCGCCGCCAACGGAGCCGTCGGAGACCGACCTGCAGGCTGCGTGCAAGGCGACGTGGCACGCCTATGCCATCGCCTACCGCGAGCGGCACCGTGTGGCACCGGTGCGAAACGCCAAGGTCAATTCGAACGTCCGGCAGATCGTGAAGCGCCTGGGCATGGATGAGGCGCCTGCCGTTGCCGCGTGGTTCGTGAACGTCAATGAGCGCTACGTCGTCCAAGGCATGCACGACCTCGGCTTGCTGCTCGCTCGCTGCGAGGCGTATCGGACGCAGTGGGCCACTGGGCTGCAGATGACCGCTACCGGAGCCCAGCAGCTCGACAAGGCCCAGTCCAACTTCAACGCGGCGGGGCAGGCCATCGAGATGCTCCGTCAAAACAGGGGGTCCAATGCTCAGTGATCGGGATCAAGAACGGTTCGTGCAGCTGCTGGTGGCTACGGCCGAAGTGGTCGGGGACCAGATCACCGCTCCTGCCGCGGTGCTGATGGTGCAGGACCTGTCGACCTATCCGCTGCCGATGCTGGAGCAGGCGCTGTCATCGTGCCGCCGAGAGCTGAAAGGCCGGCTCACGCTGGCCGCGATCTTGGAACGCGTGCCCGATGGGCACCCGGCACCCAATGAGGCGTGGGCGTTGGCCATCCGTGCAGAGGACGAGGGCGCGACGATTGTGTGGACCGAACAGACGCGTGATGCCTGGTGCGCCGCCGAGCCGCTGGTATCGGCTGGCGACAAGATCGCCGCGCGCCTGGCCTTCATCGACGTCTACGTGCGGGAGGTCAAGCAAGCCCGGGCGGCGGGTAAGGTGGCCGTGTGCCATGCATCGATCGGGCACGACCGGGCTGGGCGCGATGCCGTACTCCGCGACGCCTTGGGGCGCGGCCTGCTGCGCCACGAGCAAGTGTCCGAACATCTGGCGCTGCCGCCGGCGAATCCGACCTTCAACGCGGTGGCGCTGATCGCCGGACGCGTTGAGGCATCGCCGGGTGCCAGCGAAGCGACCAAAGCGCGCCTGGCGGAGATCGCTGCGCTGCTGGGCGGCCAGTCCGAGCCGGCCGCCGAGGAATCGGAGGTGCGCCATGCAGCCTGAGGTCAGCGAAGAGATGCGCCGCCGTGCGCGCCAGGCCGGCCGCTACATGCGCGAGGCGCACAAGCCGCGCAGCTCGGTGCCGCTGTTCGAGATGGGCGAAGCCGGGCACATCCAGCGGCGGGAATGGGAAGCGGGTTGGGATCAGCGGGATTACGAGATGAAGCAGGGGATCGCAGCATGACCGCACTGAAGCGCTCAGACTGGGAAGACCGCGGCGAGGGGATGATGACCCCCAAGCAGCAGCGCATGCTCAATGCCATTTGCGGGGACCTGGCCGATCAGCTGTCCTGGCACGGCCAGCGCCTGAGCAAGGACGACTGGCGGCACATGGTCGCCGGCACGATGCTGGGCTGGCGCCTGATGCCGGCCATCGACCGGGGACAGGGCGCGCCCGGTCACATCATGCTTGGCGGATCCAGCCTGAAGCTGACGAAGTCGCTGGCCTGCGACGCCATCACCATGCTCGTGCTGATCGGCGATCACCCGGAAGAGCAGGGAATCCTCGCGCGGCCGGTGCGGTGGTCGGACACGGTGCTGCTCGGGCTTGGCTTTAATCCCCGTGATGTCCACGTCGAGGGAAGGGGTTTTGCGTGAGGCTAATCCTCTACTTCCAGCTTTTCGATGGTCTTATGTCCTGCGTTAATTACCGTCATACAATCACCTATCAAGCCCTTAATAAGTGCATCGATGGAAGTGGCGAGCTGCGCGCTGGTCTCTTCTTGATCGCTCTGTGTTCTAGGGTTTGGATTAGCTGCGCGGGCTCCATGTATGGAAAGAGAAAGAAGCGAAATAGACTTGGACAACGTCCCGAAACTGCCAATATGCTGCGCATCGGGCAGAAAGCTTTTAATCTCGACCTTAGCTTTCTGGAAGCTCTCGTAGAGCTTTATGGGGTCGGGCTCGGTAGTGTCTATCTTGGCAAGCGTCTCTCGTATCCTTTGTGCCAAAATCATGGAAGCAAAGGCCCCCGCCATCTGGGTGCGAGCACGATCCTTTATTCGCTGGCGATAGGGGAAGTGCCAAGCAACAAACACGGCAGCTATTGCGACCAATGTTGCCGAGAGGGCGCTCGCTGCCTGCCAGAATGTTGCCCATTGCTCCCAGGTCAAACACGGCCAACTGACCAATTTTGTGCAGTAGTAGATAGATTCCGCCATATCAAATCCCCTGTGTTTGGACGGGAGATTGTATTCGGGGGTATGGCGTGATGCACAGCAACTACCGCGATCGCGCCCTGTTGGACCTGGTCTATCAGGTGGAATGCACCCTGCAGATCGACGGCGTCTGCGAAGGCGGCTTCGGCGAGCCAGCACACAGCAACCAATCCCGCCATGGCAAGGGCGGCAACCTGAAGGCGCACGACTGCTTCGTGGCCAGCAGTTGCAGGGCCTGCCACCGGGAGCTGGACCAGGGCCGGCGCTTCACCCGGGAAGAGAAGGCCGAGATCTGGCAGCGCGGGCACGAGCGCACGATGCTGGCCCTGTGGCAGATGGGCCTGATCCAGGTGGCCGCATGAGCATCCGGATTGTGGTCTATGGATCACCGGCACCGCAGGGCAGTAAGTCGTTCAAGGGGCTGGCCAAGAGTGGCCGGGCCATCCTAACCGAATCTTCGAAGAAGGTCCGGCCGTGGCGCCAGGACGTGAAGCTGGCCGCCCAGCAGGTGCGCGCCGAGCTGGGTCTGTCGCTGCTGGATGAGCCGTTGCTGGTTCGGATGACCTTCACCCTGCACAAGCCCACCAGCGCACCGAAGCGCCGGCAGGTGTTCCCCAGCAAGATCCCGGACCTGTCAAAGCTGGTCCGGTCGACCGAGGACGCGCTGACCGATGCCGGTATCTGGCGCGACGACGCCCGGGTGATCGAATGCGCCGCGGCGAAGCGCTACCCCGGCGAGGGTCCTGATTCCCTGGACGCCCCCGGCTGTGTCATCGAGATCCTGACCGTCGCCGAACACCTTTCCACCACCAGCAACACCGCAGGAGACAACAATGGCTGACCCGCGCGAACTACTCGCACGATTGAACGCGAAGACGGTCAGGTTTGACACTGGCGTCGGCGGTGGATCGGGCGCGCTCCAGAACATCGACATTGCCCATGCACTTGGCCTTGTGCCCGCCGGCCTTGGCAAGGAGGTGCTGCAATCCTGCTTCCTCGATCATGAGGTGCGGATCTCGCCGAAGCTGCGGATTCATGTCCTGGGCGCGGTCATGAAGGAGTGGCGGCGGCAGGACGAGGTCTTGGCGGCCGCCAAGCTGGACCTGCACTTCAACCAGGCAATGGCGGAGTTCAGCAACTTCACAAGCCCGGCACTGCGCAGGAGCATTGAGAATGCCCAGGCGGCCTTCGACAAGGCCAAAGCCGAATGCTGGCCGCGCGATGCCGCGAGCATGGTCGCTCAGATCACGCTGGCCGTCCTGCAGGAGATTGCCGGATCCTCCGGGTGCGATGCTTGCCATGGCATGCCCATGGTTCCTTGCACCCGGTGTGGTGGGTCGGGCTACGTGTCATGGTCCGACCGTACTCGTGCAAATGCCATTAGCCGCAGTCAACCGTCATACCGGCTTGCTTGGTCTGGAATGTACCAATGGGTGCTGAGCCTCCTTCGAGATGCTGAGAACGATGCGATCGGCCACATGTCGCGCGCACTAAGTCAGCGCGAAGCAGCGTAGCCAAGGTGAAAGGTTGCAGCCCTTTCACCTAAACCTGTACTCTGGATACAGTCGCGAAATTGGCCTCTGGCCAAATCGCTGGAGCCCCGCCAAGTGCGGGGCTTTTTCGTTTACGCCCGTCACCCCGATCCGGATCAACCCTCGCGCTCAGCCGGCAGCGGGGCGGGCACCTGTTTCCGCAGCGTAGAGAAGTGGACATCTCGCCGGGTTCATACCCCGGAGGTCGCCCGTTCGAGTCGGGCCGCTGCAACCAATCACAGAGGAACCCATGGTGAGCATCGAGACAGTCGCCGCCGGCATGGGGTTTTCCCCTGAGCTGGCGTTGGCCTTGGAGCGGGCCTGCATCCGCTTCGACATCAACACCGAGCTGCGGGTCTGTCACTTCCTCGCCCAGGTGGCGCATGAAAGTGGCAGTGGCAAATGGCTCAACGAGCTGTGGGGGCCGACGGCTGCCCAGAAGCGGTATGAGGGACGGGCGGATCTGGGCAACACCCAGCCCGGCGACGGCTCACTGTTCCGTGGCCGTGGTGCGATCCAGCTGACTGGCCGGGCCAACTATGCGGCCTACAGCCAGGCAATCTATGGTGACGACCGCGCCGTGCGGGACCCGGGCATGGTGGCCAGACTGCCGGACGCGGCAATCGCCGCCGGCTACTTCTGGCAGCGTGACCGTATCAACCCGTGGGCCGACAGGGACGACGTGCTGGCGGTAAGCCGGGCGGTCAACCTCGGGTCGCCGACCAGCAGGGGCCTGCCCAACGGCCTTGAGGACCGGAAGGCCAAGTTGAAGCTGGCCAAGGCCCAGTACGCAAAGCTGGTGGGCCGATGAGCGATCTGGCGACCAGCATCAAGCTCCTGGCAATCATTGCTGGCGCCACGGCGGCCAGCACCACAACTGACCCGGGGCCTGTACACGTGGAATGGCTCCATCTGGAAATCACGACCGCCTACTTCGGCGTGCCGTTCAACGTACTGTTCGCCGCGGCGGTGGGGAGCCTTGGCGGCGTCTGGTACGAGAAGCTGCCCACCCGGCAGGAGCTGATCATCGCGTTCCTGAGCAGCACGATTCTGGCTGTGACCATGAGCGTGATGGGCCCAGAGATCCTTAACGCCCTGGGGCGGTCGACCTTCGGCGCCAACTACCAGCCATGGGGCTGGCGCAGTACTGGTGTACACGCCTCGGCAGCAATGCTCCTGGGGTTCACTGCTCAGTATTGGGGGCCTGAGCTCATCAAAGGCAGCGGTCCGCTGTTCAAGGCGATGGTCAAGTCGCTGGTGCGCCGCTTCATGCCCCGTAAGGAGGGCCAGCCATGACGTATTCCCTGTGGTCGCTGGCGGCAGTGCCGGCGCTGGTGGTGATCTTCCTGACCGCCCTGTACGGACTCAACGACGTGCAGGTCCGTAAGCTGCGGCAACTGGCGCGCGGGCAGGGCCTGATCGAGCTGGCCTTGGGGGCATCGTTTGCCCTGATGGCCTCGATGAGCTTCCTGATGGGCTCGGCCTGCCTGATGGGCGCGAACCTGTACACCTGGCGCGGCTGCCTCCTGATGTGGGGTATCGCCGGGGTTTTCGGCCTGGTCGGGCGGTTCGCCCCATGGCGGAACTGGATCCAACGCATCGCCGCGGCTGAAGCTGCGGCCGCCGGAGGTTGATATGTACGGTGGAACGGGAGGCTGGTTCATCGGCGCCATCGCCTTGGCGGTGATTGCTGGTGCGGCGCTGATGGCCATTCTGGTCTGGCTGATCCCCTGGCTGTGGGAGCTGGTGAAGCCGTGGCTGCATGCGGTCACGGGGTAAGGCCAATGAAGATCATCATCGAGCTTGTGGAGGCCCTGCTTGATATCCCCGTAGAAGGGATTCTCCTCATCCTGCTTACGTGGTTCTACGTCTGGGCATCCTTCCAATGAAGCGCATCCTCGCAGCCCTCGCGGCGTTCGCCCTGTGGTCCTCAGCCATGTTCGGTGCGGGATGGGCGTGGCGCGGTGACCGGGCAAACGGCAGGGAAGCCGACCAGCGCGCCGCAGGCGCCGAGACAGTGACGGCCCAGGTGAACCAGGCCCGGGCCACCGAACACCAGCAGGCCGAAACCATGGCCACCATCGGAGCGAAGCATGAAGAAGACCGCACTGCGGCCCAGGCCGTCCCTGCTGCTGTTGTGGCTGACCTGCGCGCTGGCAATCTCCAGCTGCGCGACGACCTCGCCACCTGCAGCACCAGCCTTCTGTCCCAAGCCGCCGCCGGCGCCGTCGAACGTGATGCGCACGCCCAACTACGAGCTGAGGTCGCAGCAGATCTTGTTCAAATCGGCCGGGACGCCGACGACCACGTCCGCGCCTGCCAAGCCGTGATCACCACCTACCAGACAGGGTTAAGCCCATGAACATCGGTTGGCCGCAGGCCATCTATCTCGCGCTGGTGATGCTGGGCATCGGCTTGGAACTCGCGCGCCATGGTGAAGCGAAGAAGCCAGGGCGCCACAACGCTTGGGCCACGATGATCGGCTCGGCAATAGTCCTGCTGCTGCTCTGGTGGGGCGGGTTCTTCCGGCAATGAGCCGTCCCATGCCCCCGGCCCACATGGCGACAGTCCAGGAAGAGGACTTCACCGACCTGTGCGCCCGCTTCCAGCCAGCCCCAGAGGTGTGGGCGTGGGTTGAGGCCCACGTGCTCGAGGAAGGTGGGGACCTCTTCAACCCGGATCACCAGCACCTGCAGGGTGCAGACGTAGGGATCCTGTGGGTGTCCAGCGGCTTCACCAAACAGGGCAGGACGGTAGTCGGCCAAGCCGAGCTGGTGGCATTCCGGGCAGGCGGGTGGCAGAAGGCCCGCATGGAGCGCCAGATGGTGGACTGGTTCGGCAGGATCCCCGAGGTGGTGATCAGCCTGGCAGCCGACTACTGCGCCGAATGCAGCGACACCGAGTTCTGCGCGCTGGTGGAGCATGAGCTGTACCACGTGGCCCAAGAGAAGGATCCGTTCGGCGCCCCGAAGTTCCGGAAGGACGGGAGGGCAGCACTCACCATGCGCGGCCATGACGTCGGAGAGTTCGTTGGCGTGGTCCGCAGGTATGGGGCCAGCCAAGAGGTGTGCGCACTCCTGAAAGCCGCAGAGAGCCCCCCAGAGGTGGCCAAGATCAACATCGCCCGGTCCTGTGGCACCTGCCTGCTCAAGGCGGCCTGAACCTGACTGGGCCTGACAAGGCTGAATGCAGATGCCCGCCCTGAGTCCAGAGGTAAAGACCTTCATCGTCCAGCAGCTGGCGTGCTTTGACACCCCGTCGCAGGTGGTGGAAGCCGTCAAGGGTGAGTTCGGCCAGACGGTCAGCCGCCAGGTGGTGGAGGGCCACGACCCGAACAAGCGCGCCGGGCAGAAGCTGGCCAAGCGGTGGGTGGACCTGTTCAACGACACCCGCGAGCGCTTCAAGGCCGAGACCGCCGACATCCCCATCGCCAACAAGGCGGTGCGGCTGCGCGCCCTGAACCGGATGGCCAACAAGGCCGAGGGGATGAAGAACATGGCCTTGGCCGCCCAGCTGATCGAGCAGGCGGCGAAGGAGACCGGCGGGGCGTATACGAACCGCCAGCAGGTCGAACACAGCGGGCCCAATGGCGGGCCCATCCAGAGCGCCGACATGACGCCTGGCCGATTCCGTGAGGTGGCAAAGGGGCTGCTAGAGGACGTGTGACGTGGCCGAGCTGACCGCCGAACAGAAAACGGTGGCGGCGGAGCTTGCGCGCGAGGACTTCTACTTCTTCAGCCGGTACACCTTCCTGCGGAAGAAGGGCTTCCAGTGGATGCGGGCCAAGCACCACGCCCAGCTGTGCGAGGCGCTGAACCGGGTCTACCGCGGCGAGTGCAAGCGCCTGGTCATCAACCTGCCGCCCCGGTACTCAAAGACCGAACTGGCGGTGGTGAACTGGATCGCGTGGTGCCTGGGCAAGGTGCCGGATTCCGAGTTCATCCACATCAGCTACGCGGCGCCGCTGGCCCTGAACAACAGCGCCAACGCCCGCGAGCTGGTGCAGCACGAGGTATACGGGGAGATCTTCCCCGAGGTCGAGCTGCGCAAGGACAGCAGCGCCAAGGGTGACTGGCGGACGGTCAAGGGCGGGGTGGTGTACGCCACCGGGGCCGGCGGCACGGTCACCGGCTTCGGTGCTGGCAAGGCCCGGCCGGGCTTCGGTGGCGCCATCATCATCGATGACCCGCACAAGGCCGACGAGGGCGACAGCGACACGGTGCGCCAAGGCGTGCTGGACTGGTTCAACAACACGCTGCAGTCACGCGTTAACAGCGCCGACACCCCGATTATCGTGATCATGCAGCGCCTGCACGAGCGTGACCTCGCTGGTTGGCTGTTGGGGCGGAAGCCCGGCGAACCGGCGCGCCCGGGTGGCAACGGTGAGGTCTGGGAGCACGTCTGTTTCGAGGCGCTTTCCGAAGACAAAGAGGCGTTGTGGCCGGAAAAGCACAGCGTCAAAGACCTTCTGCGTATGCAGGAGGCGATGCCCTATGTGTTCTCCGGCCAGTACCAGCAGAGGCCGTCTCCGGGCGAAGGCGGCATCATCAAGACCGCCAAGATCGAGATTGTCGATGCCCTTCCTACTGGCCTGCAGTTCGTGCGCGGGTGGGATTTGGCAGGCACCGAGGCAAAGATGAAGCGGGGCGACTGGACCGTCGGCGCCAAGCTTGGTCGAAGCCGGGATGGAGTCATCTACATCGCTGACATTCTCCGGGAGCGGATGGGCCCTGATGAGGTAGAGACGGCCATTGGGAATACCGGCAAGGCCGACATGTGCATGCAGTCGATCCCGCAGGACCCCGGGCAGGCTGGCAAGGCGCAGGTGATGCACTTGAGCCGCAAGCTATACGGCGTTCCCTGCACGTTCGGATTGGAGACGGGCGACAAGGTCACGAGAAACGCTGGTTTCGCTGCGCAGGTCAATGCCGGCAACGTAAAGATGCTTCGGGCTCCTTGGAACGAGGGGCTGAAGAACGAAGCAAACATGTTCCCCAACGGTCAGTTCGATGACCAGGTGGACGCGATTTCGCGTGCCTTCAACTCCCTGGACGACGAGCTGGCCCTATTTATGGCACAGGCCCAATGACACACCCGACCTTCCGGCAAGACGGTTACATGGATGCTGTGCTGGGGGCCAATGGCCTTGCGACAGTGGTTGGTGCCATGGCCGTATCCGACGCTGCGATGTATGCGGAGGGCGGCCTGCCCGCCAGGGTAATCGACCTTCCGGCAGACAACGCGGTCAAGGGCGGTGTCAGCATCACTGGCGACAACGATGGCGTAGTGCTGGCGGAGCTCGAGCGCCTGAAGGTGCTTCCGCTGCTGGCCGATGCTGTTCGGTGGTCGCGACTGAGCGGCGGTGGATGCCTGCTGCTGATCGCTGACGATGGCGGACTGCTTCCTGCACCGTTGAATGTCTCTCGCCTTGATTCCATTGAGCAGTTCCGCGTCTTCGACATCAATGATGTCAAGGTTGACCGGTCCTACAATGACCCGACCCAAGCCAACTATGGTCAGCCGGAGATCTATCGCGTCACCGTGCGCGGGGCTGGCACTCAGGTCCTGGTGCACGAATCTCGGCTGATCGAGCTGCCGGGCGATCCTCTGCCGGCAGGCATGAAGCAAGACAGCATCCCTTGGCGAGGGCGGTCGGCGGCAGCCCGTGCATTCCGTCGCATCCGCGATTACATCGAGGCCACCGGATTGGCCCGCGAGATCCTGCGCCGGAAGCAGCAGGCGGTCCACAAGATGAAAGGCCTTGCACAGGCAGTTGCCGCCAACCAAGAGGACGCAGTTCAGAAGCGCCTGACGATGGTGGATCAGGCTCGTGGTATCCGAAACAGCGTGGCGGTCGATGCTGAAGACGACTACGACATTCGTGACAGCAATGTCGGTGGTGTAAACCAGCTGCTGCAGGAGTTTCAGATAGCGCTGTCAGCGGAGTCTGGCATCCCCGTCACCCTGTTGTTCGGCCGCTCTCCGGGTGGTCAGAACGCCACTGGCGATGCCGACTTTGAGGGGTACTACAACCTGGTGGCACAGCTGCGGAGCCTGCGTATGCAGCCCGCACTCGAGCGGATCATCTCCCTGATCTGTGCCCAGAACACTCTGAGTGGGAAGACGCCGGACAACTGGAAGGTGGTATGGGCGCCGCTCAAGCAGCTGACCGAGAAGGAGCAGGCCGACGTCGACAAGACGAAGGCTGAGGCGCTCAAGATCGAGAGCGAGGCGATCTTCGCTGCTACCGGCACATCGGGCCTCACTGAAGATGAGGCGCGATCATATTTGCGCACCCGTGGCCTGTTCGGGCTTGAGCCTGACGACAGCACGCCAGGGACGGCGAAGAGCTACGCGGCGGCGACATGAACAAGAAGCCCAGGAAGGCGCGGCGCTGGCTGTATCCGGCTGGTGTCGAGCGGGATTACACGGCTCGGCTGGTGCTGCTGGCAGGGGAAGTCACCGAGAGCGTGGGGCCCGCGGTCATCCGTGCCCTTGGCTACCGGGCAGACGTCGCGGATCCATCGATCGACAGCGGTTGGTATGACGGCCTGACCCAGGCGCTGCAGGCCGCCACCGCTCTGTCTTCGGTGAAGGACCAGGTGCTTGGCCCGCTGATTGCTGAGTTCAGCCGGCGAACGGCGGCATTCAACAAGCAGCAGTTCCACGCTGTGCTGCGCTCCGCCTACGGGGTCAAAATCTTCACGGCGGATCCGGAGCTGCGGGACCTGATGAGGGTATGGGAGGGCGAGAACCTAGCACTGATCAAATCGATCCCGACCCAATACGTGGAGCAGTTGCGGGGCAGGGTCACTGCTGCGGTGCAGTCCGGCCGCAGCCTGCGCGACGTTGTGAAGATCGTCCGCGATACCTACGACCTTCCCAAAAACCGGGCGGAGCTGATTGCCCGGGACCAGATCGGTAAGTTGAACGGCGATATCACCCAGGCGCGGCAGCAGGGCATAGGTGTCGAGGAATACCGGTGGCGCGGCGTCCGCGATGGTCGGGAGCGCGAAGAGCACCTGGCCCGCGAGGGCAAGACCTTCCGTTGGGACAAGCCACCAGAGGATGGCCATCCCGGCCAGCCCATCCGCTGTCGCTGCAGCGCCGAGGCTGTGCTGCCTGATCTGGATGACCTTGCCGCACTCATTGTTCATTAGGAGCCAGCCATGCCCACCGTGCAGCGGTTCGACCGTATGCCATTGCGTGCCACGCGCACGTCGGAGGGGTTCGTGCAGGATACCGCTGTCCTGACACGCACCGGAGTTTTTGAGTACCGCCAGCCCAACGGCAGCGTGCGTCGCGAGTATCGGCCGCCGGAGGAAGTGTTCCACGCCGACTCGCTGGCCAGCTATCGGGGGAAGCCGATCACCATCGGACACCCCGGCCTGGTCACTTCCAAGAACGCCAAGCTGCACACCTGCGGGGCGTGCTTGGGCGAGGGCCGGGCAGATGGGGACAACGTGCTCGGTGATCTGATGATCTACGACACCTCCGCGATCGACGCTGGCGCCAAAGAGCTGAGCAACGGTTACACCCTCGAACTGGACGAAACGCCAGGCGAGATCAACGGCGAGCGCTACGACGCCGTGCAGCGAAACATCAGGGTGAATCACATCGCCTTGGTCCCCCGTGGCCGTGCGGGCAACGCCCGGCTCAATCTTGATGCGGCAGATGCCGACACAACCGAGGAAGACACCACCATGACTATGGTCAAGGTTCGCCTGGACTCCGGCATCTCCTACGATGCCGCGCCCGAGGTCGCCAACGCCCTGCAGGCGACGCAGGACGCGCTCACCGTCGCCAAGTCCGATGTGGACAAGGAAAAGGCGCGGGCGGATGCCGCCGAAGCCAAGCTGAAGGACGCGGAGAAGAATGCGGACAAAATCCGCCAGGACGCTGCGGCGGCCGCCAAGGCCCGCCTGAAGCTGGAAGACAGCGCCACCAAGGTCGGCGCCGAATTCAAGCAGGACGCCTCCGACACGGACATCCGTACGGCGGTGATCAAGAAGGTCCGCGGCGACAGCTTCGACCTGAGCGGCAAGTCCGAGGGCTACATCGAAGCGGCCTACGACCTGGCCGTGGCTGAGAAGGGCCAGCGTCAGGATGCGGTTGCCCAGCAGCGGCAGGACATGGCTGGCCAGCTCAATGCCAAGCCGGAAGTCCGTCAGGACGCACAATCCGCGCGCGAGCGCATGAAGGCCCGCAATAGCGGCGAAACCACTGAGGAGTGATTCCCACCATGTATGAGAACTACCAGTCCCGCGCATTCGCGGGCATGAAGGGCGACTCGGGCGATGACCGTGTCGAATCGTTCCCGGTAGGCGCTGCGGGCCTCGGCCTCGGTTTGGTATGCGGCACGAACGCCAGCAAAATCCTGGTGCCGGGCGCAGGCACCAAGGTGCGTGGCATCAGCCTGCACAGCCATACCATCACCGGCGCGGGCTACGTGCAGTACGACTGCGCGTCGGTCATGACCAAGGGCCACGTCTGGGCTCAGGTCGCTGCCGGCGGCGCCGTGACGGAGGACGGCCCGGTGTCTTTCGCCGCAGACGGTCGTGTCGCCGATGCGGGCACCGCGCTGCCCAATGCGGTGTTCCGCAGCGGCATCGTGTCCGTCACGGATCCGGCCGGCGTCGCCAGCAATATCGCGCTGGTGGAGCTGCACAACCCGTTCGCCACCGCACCGGCCGCGCCGTAACCGGCGCAGGCCAACCCACCCAGTTCAGGCCGCCTTCGGGCGGCTTCTTCATTTCAGGAAACCACAATGCCTGCCACGCATCTGCACTACGACGAGGCTGATGTCACCGCGGTGGACCAGTTCCAGCAGATTTCCGGCGCCAACCTGATCCGTCAGGACGCCGGCATCTTCACTGCCCGCCAGCTGGACTACGTCCGCACCCGCACTTACGACCGCAAGCTGCCGCCCATGAAGGGCCTGTTGCTGGTGCCGCCGTCCAGTGACGTCCCCGAATGGGCCGAGACCATCACCTATCCGGTGTACGACTCGGTCGGCATCGCCAAGGTCATCGCCAACTATGCCGACGACCTGCCGCGCTCGGACGTTGCCCGCGTCGAGAAGACCATCCGGGTCAAGACCCTGGGCGACAGCTACGGCTACAACGTGGCCGAGCTGATCGCGTCCAACGCCACCGGCGCCAACCTGCCGACCCGCAAAGCAAATGCTTCGCGCCTGGCCATCGAGATCAAGTTGAACCTGATCGGCATGGTGGGTGATTCGGAATATGGCCTGTTCGGCCTGACCAACCATCCCAACATCGGCACGACCACCATCACTGGCGGGTGGACATCGGCCACCGATGCGGACGTGATGCTGGCTGACCTGGACGCCATCTACGACGGTATCCGGATCCAGTCCAATGGCGTGCACACGCCGAACCGCTTCGCGATGGCCACCGGACCGCGTTCGATCATCAGCAACAAGCGCCTGCCGGACTCCAACGGCGTGACTGTGCTGGAGTTCTTCTTGCGCAAGCACCCGGGCCTGGTGATTGAGGAGATGGCCGAGCTGTCCGGCGCTGGCCCGGGCGGCGATGACCTGATCATCGCGGGCGAGTTCGCGGTCGACAACATCACCCACGACGTGCCCATGCAGTTCAACCAGCTGCCGGCACAGGCCCGCAACTTGGAACTGGTGGTTCCCTGCATGGCGCGCACCGCAGGTGTGTCCGTGTTCTATCCCCTGGCATTCACTAAGGCGGTGCTCTGATGGCGACCTACAAGAACAAGTCCACCGCTGCGCATGTGCACGGCGGAAAGGTCTATGCCCCAGGCCAGACCTTTGATGCCAAGGCCACGCCGAACCTGGACAAGCTGGTCAAGGCCGACGTGCTGGAGATCACCACGGGAGCATCCGGTTCGGCATCGGCATCGGCAGCGGCTGGCGACGACGGCAAGGCCGCTCTGGTTGCCCGCGCCAAGGAACTGGGCGTACCGAACGCTGGCGCCAACTGGGGCGTGGAGAAGCTGCAGCAGGCCATCGCCGAAGCGGAAAAGGCAGCGGCCGGCGGCGACGGCAAGGGCGCCTGACCATGGCTGCGCCTACCGTCAGCGAGATCCTGGCCTTCCTCGCGCCGGGGCTCACCGCCACCGCTGAGGACCGGAAAACTGCGATCTCGCTGGCGGAGGCGTACCGTCCGGGCTGCCTGACCCAGCAGAAGGCGGATGAGGCAGTCGCGTGGTACGCCGCGTGGCTGCTCTACGGCCGCCAGCAACAGCAGGAAGCCCTGGACGCCGGCGAGGTCGTACCGCTGGGCGTCAAATCCCAGACCGACGGCGACCTCAGCCGGACATATGCCGAGGGAGCTGCAGGGGGCGCGATTGCTGACCCCCTCGGCTTCTACGCGCGCTGGGAGTCACTCAACAATATCTGCGTGCGCATGGGGGCCATTACGGTCAGCCCTGTGCCGATGGGGTGCTGCGGATGGCCGCGATAACCAAGGGCAATTCCAAGGGTCTGGACGCATACCTGAAGAGCGTCCAGGCGCTGGACGGGCACGGGGTGAAGGTAGGGATCCAAGCCGATGCGGGCACGCATGACGGGACGTCGATACTCGATATCGCCATCTTCAATGAGTTCGGCACGGAGACCATTCCTGCCCGCCCGTTCATCCGTGACTTTGCTCAGAAGAACGAGAAGGTGCTTGGTGTGGCCATGGATCGGATGGCGACACGGGTGGAGCAGGGAGTCGCTCTTGATTCTGCACTGAGCCAGCTTGGGCAGTTTGCCCAGCAAGGGCAGCAGGCTCATGTGCGTGCATCCAAGAGCTGGGCGGTGCCCAACACCGCATCCACAGTCAAAAAGAAGGGCAGCAGTGTCCCGCTGATCGATCAAGCGGTGCTGGTCAATGCCATCCGCTGGGAGAAAACCTGATGGCCTTTCTCGCCGAGCGGTCGCACCCACTCATCACCCGGTCACCGGGTGATTACGTCGATGGCCGGTGGCAAGAGGGCATAGAGACCGAGACAGCCTTCCGCGCCAGCATCCAGCCGGCCAAGAAGGATGACTATGACCAGCTTCAGGCCTTGGCAGAGGGGCGCCGCGTCGAATCGGCCGTGCGCATCTACACCCGCACGCAGTTGAACGTGGCCGGTGAAGATGAGCGCAATGGCGACCTGGTCGTTTACCGCGGCGATCGCTACCTGGTCACCGCCGGAAGCGATTGGAACATGCGCATGCGCGGGGTGAATCACTACCGCTATCTGGCCGTTCGGCAGAAGCCACCAGAAGTGGAGGGCTCATGATCGAAGACGAAATCCGGACCCTGCTGGCCAAGGCCACCCCGCTGCCAATCTTCATCTCCAACGGGAATGGCCCGCGCCCAAAGCTGCCCTACATCACGTTGCGCCTCGATACCGCCCCGCGCGGGACGCTGCTGGAGGTCGGGCTAAGCAATGAAGGTGCCCAGACCTATTACGCACAGCGCGATGGCACGGTGGAGCTGCAGTGCTTCGGCGACAGCTCCTTCGACGCGCTGGACGACCTGTCACATCGACTGAAAGGCCCGTCCATGCTGGCGGCCGCCTACGCCGCAAATCTGGCTGTCTACGCTGTCGACGCGGTGCAGAACGTCCCTGTCCTGCGCGATGGGGGCAAGTACGAGCCGCGCGCTGTGCTCGATATCGGTGTCCGCTACACCAAGCAGCACGTCGAGGACGTGGGCCTGATCAACACCGTCAAAGGCGAAATGAGCTTGGACGGGAAGGGCGGCGACCTGGTCGACGAGTTCAGCGCCACCGCAGCCGACTGACCCGCAACACCCCAACCAATACCGACCCGCCGCTGGCGGCCGTTTCCATGCCCAGGAGCAACCTGCAATGGCATCCATCAACCGCATCGCCAGCGTCGTCATCTCGCTGGCGACCACCTCGATCAACCAGCAGTCGTTCTCCGACCTGCTGTTCCTCGCCGAGCTGCCGGCAGGCCAGCCCCGGGTGTTCCTGGTCACTTCGGCCGATGAGCTGCTGGACCACGGCGTGGCGCTGACCGATGACCTGTACAAGGCCGTCCAGACCGTGTTCCAGCAGTCGCGCGCCATCAACCAGGTCTACATCGGTCGCCACACGGTCGATGAGGACGGCGACACCACCGAAACGATCACCGAGGCGCTGATCGCCGTCCGAGCTGCGCACACCGGCTGGTATGGGCTGATCCTCCCGTCGGCGGTCAATGCCGATATTATGGCCGCTGCCGCCTGGGTCGAAGCGAACGAGAAGCTGCTGCTGGCCAGCAGCAGCGACCCAGCCATCATCGCCGCCGGCAGCGCCGACATCGCCAGCCAGCTGCAGGCACTGAACTACAACCGCACCGCGCTGTGGTATCACGCCAACGCCGGTACGGAGTGGCTGGAGGCCGCCTTGGCATCCAACCGGTTCACCTATGACCCCGGTGCCGAGACCTGGGCCAATGTGCGCCTGAGCAGTGTGCAGACCGATCCGCTGACCGAAGGCCAGTCTCAGATCGTCCGCAGCAAGAACGCCAACACTTACGAACAGTTCCGGAATCTGGGCCTGACCCAGTACGGCACCGTGGCCAGCGGCGAATGGATCGACACCATCCGTTTCCGTGACTGGCTGAAGGACCGGATCCAGACGGGCATCGTGGACGTGCTGGCCAAGGCCGACGGCAAGATCCCCTACACCAGCGCCGGCATCCAGGTGATCGTCAGTGCGCTGCGTGCGGCACTTGATGCGGGTGTCACAGCCGGCGGCATCGCCCCGCGTGAGACCGATGCCGACGACAACGTGCTCGAGTCCTACCGCATCAGCTACCCGGGCCTGGCCGAAATCGCCGACAGCGTGAAGTCGCAGCGCCTGCTGGAGGGCATCAAGTTCTCGGCCCGCCTGGCCGGCGCGATCCACACGACCGAAATCACCGGCACCCTTTCCTACAGCATCTGAGGACCTCGCCAATGGGCGCAAAGACCTACGATTCCTCGCAGGTGATCATCACCTTCGGGCCGCACATCCTCACCGGTTATGCCGAAGACACGTTCATCGCGGTGGAGGAGATGGGCGACGGCATCACTTCCGTGGTGGGCGCCAACGGCGAGAAGGCTCGCTCCATGAGCCAGAACCGCTCGCTGACCATCACCCTGACCCTGATGCAGACCAGCATCAGCAATGATGTGCTGTCGGCCGCCGCCGAGTTCGACCGGGCCTCGCACGGCCTGGGCGCGCTGCCGTTCGCCATGACCGATCTGACCGGCCGCTCGCTGATCGCCGATCCCACGACCTGGATCGTGAAGAAGCCCAACAGCGAGTTCGGCGCCAGCACCAGCAACCGCGAGTGGACCTTCGAAACTTCCAACAGCGCGGTCTACCACGTCGGGGGTGCACGCTGATGGCCCGCAAAGAAGTAACGATCGGCGCAGCCGTGTTCTACCTGCAGACCTTCGCGCCGCTCGACCAGCTGCGCATCTTCGGTGACCTGCAGAAGGAGCTGCTGCCGAGCCTTGGCGGTGTCCTGGCTGCTGCCGCCAGCAAGGGCGAGGACGGCGATGTCGGCTTCGATGAGGCCAGCCTGGTCAACGCCATCCGGGCCTTCTCCGGTTCGCTGGACGGCAAGGGCTTGGAAGCCTGGTGCGCCAAGCTGATCGACTCGGAGCGGGTGACGTTCGAGCGTGACGGCAAAGACGCCAGGAAGCTGACGAAGTCCAACATGGACCATGCCTTCGAAGACTTCACCGAGATCCTTGAACTGCTGTTCCACATCATCCAGCTGAACTTCGCCGGCCCTTTGGGGCGCTGGCTCGGCCACTTTGGTCCGGGCCTGAAAGAGAAGCTGGGCGGTCTGTTGGAAGGTTCCGAGACGACCTCCAGTCCGAGTTCATGATCTATCGGCCGGTGTTGGCCGGCCTGGTCTCCATGACCGAGGTCAACCACGGAACGGTTGACCTTATGGACCTCATCAAGCTCAACGCCCTGCTGGACGCCCGGGAGGCGGCCGAGCAAGCGGCGAGCGCCAAGAAACCCGGGAAGTAGCCGTCATGGCATTGCGCGAACTGGTCACCGTCCTTCGCTACGAGCTGCGCGAGGGCAACCTGAAGAAGTACGTGGACGGCTACCGCAATGCCGAGAAGGCTGTGAATGCGGTGGCGCAGGCGGCGAACGCCAAGCTCAAGACTGCCGTGGTTGCCGCCAACCGCGAGCTGGGCGCGATGAACCGCACCAACGTCCAAGCCGTACGTGGCATGGCCAGGCTGGTGCACGAAGCACGCGAGTTTGGCATCGGCCTGCGGCAGGGCGCGCGCCAAGGCTATGGCGAGGTGCTGCGGCAGTTGGACCGCGTGGAGGCGAAGCAGCGTCGTATCCGCCGGCAAGGATCTGCCGGTGCTGGTGAGCGCATGGGGTTCGCCGGCGGCGTGCTGCAGGGCGCTGTGCAGGGGATCATCGCTACGGTCAGCGGCAAGGCCGCCATGGATGCCGCTGACGTTTGGTCCACCACCACGGGGCAGATCGCCCTGCAGAACGAATCACAGGTGGATCGCACCCGAACACGGGAGTACCTCTTCACCAAGGCGCAGCAGCAGGGCCAGGACTATGCGACGTCGGTGGACACGTACACCCGGATGGCGCGCAACCGGGAGGTGCTGAAGCTCACCAATGACCAGGTGTTGCAGCTCACCAGCACCATCGGCGGCATGTTGGCGCTCGGCGGTGGGTCGGCGCAGTCTCAGCAGGCCGCGCTTACCCAGTTCGGTCAGGCGATGGGCGCCGGCCAACTGCGCGGCGAGGAGCTGAACTCGGTGCTGGAGCAGGCACCGGTCCTGGCCAATGCGATCGCCAAAGCATTTGGGATCACCAGCGACCAGCTGAAGAAGGTCGCCGAGGACGGAAAGCTCACCGCAAAGGGGATCGCTGACGGTCTGCTTGGGCAAACCAAAGAGGTCGATGATGCCCTGAAGACCTTGCCCATGACCTTCCAGCGGTCATTCACCCAGATCCGAAACCAGTTCACCCGTCTCGCGGGCGAATTGAGCGAGAAATACAAGCTCGCCGAAAAGTTCAATGTTGCTGCCCAGTGGGTCATCCAGAACATGGCGAAGATCGGTGCAGCGATCGGTGCGATCGCCGGAAGCTGGGTGGCGGTGAAGGTATTCACCGCACTTTCGTCGGTCTTCCAAACTATCACGGCCCTTGGCCGGCCACTTCTCCTGTTCTTCGACAGGTTGGCAAAGGGCAACATCGCCCAGGGTTTCGCGAAGTTCGGCCCCGCCGGCCTTCGATTGCTTAAGATCTTCCGGGGTATAGGCATGGCCGTGTCCGGGATAGGGGTTCTGGGCGGCGCCGCCTTTGCTTTGATCATCGGGCTTGTCGCAGTAGCTGCCGCGGTGATCTACAAGTACTGGGAGCCTATCAAGGCGTTCTTCCTCGGCATGTGGGAAGGCCTTAAGGAGGGCGGCGCAGCCGCCTTTGATGAGCTGCTCGCGGCATTTGCCCCCCTCGGGCCGGCATTCGAGGAGATCGGCAACTGGCTGAAGGGCATCTGGGACTGGTTCATCAAGTTGCTGGCCCCGGTAAACAGTACCAAGGAAGAGCTCGACGGCGCGGCGGCGAGCGGCAAAGCCTTCGGCGAATTGGTGATGACCAACATCCGTGCCGTGATCGCGGTGATCGGCCTTCTCGTTGAAGGCCTGGTATGGATGGGAGAGGCTGCTGGTACAGCCTTTGGCTGGTTCGTGGTCGCTGCAGATAATGCTTGGGCCGGATTGAAGAGTGGCTTTGGCGCGGTCTGGGACTGGATCATGGAGAAAATCCAGAGCCTGACGACCGTGATCAACACCGTTTCGTCAGTTATGACGCGACTAAAGAAGGGCGGCGGCGGGGGACTCGGCGACAAGTTCCGCATTGCCTACTCGCTTCTCAGTGGCGACGACGAGGCTGTACAGGGAAGGCTCCGCGAGATGGCTAGGAGCGGAGGTATCACGCCTGGCCAGATGGCCACCGCAGGCCGTTCATCGGTGAACCAGACGATCACCCAGACCGCGAGAGTGCAGGTGACGGCGCCGCCCGGCGGCAACCCGGCATCGTTCGGCGCAGCGGCGCAGCGCGGCACGTCAAAGGCCTTCGGCAGCTTCGACTACAGGCTCCCCACCCCGGTGGAGCAGTTCTAGCCGCCGTTCCGTTTCACGCGCGGCCTAGGGTCGCTCCCGAAGCACTGCCGTCCTACCCGGCAGCTCGGCCGCGCGCCTTTTTCAGGTAGGGCACATAGGAGTAGGCATGAACAACGTCATTCAGCTCGCCACCGTCAACCGTGAGTCGCGCGTGGACAGCATGCAGATCGCCGCACATCTGGGCACTGCGCATCGAAGTGCCTTCCGGCTGATTACCCAATTTCTCCCCGATTTCGAGAGGCTTGGACTGGTGCGATTTGAAATCGCAGCAGTGAAGACCCCTGGCAGCCGCGGCACCAAGCACCAGAAGTACGCGCTGCTGAACGAAGACCAGTGCTATTTGCTGCTGTCCTACAGCCGTAATACCCCCTGCGTGCGTGACCTGAAGGTCAAGTTGGTGCAGGCCTTCGGCGAGGCCAGGCGCGCCGGAACGGCCCAGGCGCTGTCCGTCTGGCATCAGCTCCAGCAGTTGCAGCTGGAAGACGCCAGCTCCTTCGCCAAGGCCTCCTTCGGCTCCCACCTGATGCTGGACCGGAAGCGGCAGCTGCCCGGCCTGCGCGAGCGCCAGCAGAAGCTGGAGCACGAGGTGGCGCCCGACCTGTTCACGCTACCCAAGGCGGCTTGATCCATGGCAGACATGACCTTCTTCGACGGCTTCACCTTCACCTGGGCCAGTGACGGCCCGGTTGCCCAGCTCAGTCAGGAGGCAGTGAAGGCCGGCTGGGGCTTCATCGGGCAGACGCCGCCGGCGGTGGAGCAGTTCAACGCTGTGCACCAGCAGGACGGTCAGCGCCAGCGCTGGCTGTACCAGCAGATGCAGGGCGTCACCAGCGCGGCGGGCATGCAGCTCACCGCCGATGCCACGGACACGCTGTGGCTGGCCATCAAGGCCAAACTGGACCTCAAGCAGGATGGGCTGGGGTTCACTCCGGTGCAGCAGGGCGGCGGGGCCGGGCAGGCGAATCACAAGATATACATCGGCTGGGGAGGTGGCTCGCTGTTGGCGCAGGCCGATGACCTGAATCTGGGCTCGTTCGTCTTCGCTGGCCGGCAGTTCACCGCCGGCGCAGGCCTTACCGGTGGCGGGACCTTCGGCGCCGACCGCGTTATCTCGATGGGAACGCCCAGCTCCATCACGCCGACAAGCCAGAACGCCGCCGGCGGCGCGACCCACACTCATGCGTTCGACGTCCAGCTGCAGGACATGGCGGGAACACTGCCTGTGTCCAAAGGCGGGACAGGCGCAAGCACTGCTGGCGATGCGCGCACCAACCTCGGGATGGCGGCCTTCATGGCTGCTGCGGCGTCGTCCATGGGGGCGTCCGGCCATTTCGAGTTTCTGTCGCACGACGGCAGCAAGCGGCTGATCCTGCAGTGGGGCGTGGAAGGCGTGCCGGGTGACAGCGCCAAGAACTTCAACTTCCCCAGGCAGTTTCCAACGGCGTGCCTGGCCGCCTTTGCCTGCTTGGGCAATTCGTTCAGCCCCACCGCCGATGCTGGCTGCGCCATTTACAACCTGTCTGCGACTGGCGCCACGATCATGGTGGGCACCGCTCCGGAGACAGCCACTCGCTGGTTCGCAATCGGGCATTGACCATGGCAGAGACCGCACTGACCTTCACCTCGGTGTTCGGCACGCGCACCGCGGTGGGCGCCTTGCTGCTGGATGCGCTGATAAGTGAAGACACCTTCCTGGACAGCTACGCCACGGTATACCCGGTCGAAGACGGCAGCACGATCACCGACAACGTCTCCACCGACGCGGAGAAGCTGTCGCTGACTGGCAACGTGTCCACCGCGCAGATCACCGTCTACGGAACGTCCGGCTGGCAGAAGCTCGTGCAGGCCAAGGAAGTACTGCGGCAGATCCACGCCGCGCGCGAGCCCATCACTATCTCCACGGGCATGGACACCTACACCGACATGGTGATGGAGCGTTGCCGGATTGGCCGCTCCAACGAGGGTGACCACTTCAGCGTGGAGTGTGATTTCCGGAAGATCGTGAAGACGCAGTTGAAGCAGGAGACCGTGCCAGAGGACAAGGCCAGTGCCAGCGCAAAGGGCAAGGCCGGGTCCACGCGGACCAGCGGCGGCAAGGCCGCACAGGCCGAGCTGGACGAAAAGCGACGGCAGGCGGCCACCGACAACGTCAACGAGACGCTGGGCATCCGCCGGGCAGTGCGATCGCCGGGGGTGATGTGATGTTCGAGATCCTCACGATTGATGCCAACGACCAGTTGCTTGAGGCCGAGCTGGACGGCGAGACCTACTTTGTCCGACTCAGCTGGAACAGCGAGGCCTCGCACTGGGCCATGGAGATCCAGAACTACAACCAGGAGACGTTGGTGGCCGGGATCATCGTCGTCCCGAACGTGCCGCTGCTGGCCAGGTTCCATTACTTGGCCGTGCCGGAAGGCGAGCTGATGGCGCTGGTGCTCGGCGACACCGCCGGCATCACCCGCGATGGCTTCGTTACCGGCCTGGCCAGCCTGATCTACATCCCTGCCGCCGAGATCGCCTGATGCCTCGCTTCCGCCGCACATATCGCCTGGTGGTTGGCCCGCCGGGCGGGCAGGGCATTGAGATCCTGCCGCCGATGCAGATCCAGTTCGACGTCCATAAGGATGGGCAGGAAGAGCCCAATCTGCACGCGATCCGGATCTACAACCTGGCCGAGGCGACGCGCCGAGCAATGGAGAAGCCGGACCTGCGCGCCTACCTGTACGCCGGCTATGAGGAAGAGAGCGGGGGCATCCTGCTGGCCGCCGGCACCGTAGTCGATGCCTTCACCCGGTTCGAGACGCCGGATGTGGTCACCGAACTGGCGGTGGTGGACGGCTACGGGGAGTTGCGCGATAGCGCGGTCTCGCTCAGCTACGGCGCCGGCGCCAGCTCGGCCACGATTATCCAGGACGTGGCCGCCAAGATGGGCCTGGTCCTGAACATGCCGCGGTCTCTGCCGCCCAGGACGTGGGACCACGGTTTCAGCTTCTACGGGCCAGCGCGTGCGGCGCTGCACAAGCTGTGCAAGGGCGCCGGGCTGGAATGGTCCATCCAGAACCAGACGCTGCAGGTGGTGGCCGTGCGTGGCACCACTGAGCGGTCCGTGGTTGTGCTGCGCGCCGACAGCGGCCTGATCGGATCGCCTGACCGGGTGCGCCAAGCCGCGCGCGAGATGGATGCGACGGCCACACCCGATGGCACGGCCAAGAAGCGGCCGAAGAAGGACACCAGCACCGCTGGCGTTATCAAGTCCGAGCGACAGCAGCGCACCGGCTGGCGCGTGCGCTCGCTGCTGCTGCCATGGATCAACCCCGGAGACCGAGTGAAGATGGAAAGCAGGCAGGTGCAGGGGCTATGGCGGGTGCAGGCCGTGAGCCACAATGGCGACTATCAGGGCGGCGACTGGACCACTGATCTGGACCTGGTGGAGGTGGCCACGTGACCCGGCCCAGTGAGCTGCGCGCGCTGATTGCGACGGAACTGGCGGAGGTGCACACCTGCCTGCCGGGCAAGATTGTCAGCTTCGACGGCTCCACCGCCGTGGTGCGGCCCGTACTGAGCAAGGCGCTGGCCTCTGGCGACCTGCTGGATGCGCCTCAGATCGTCAGCGTCCCGGTCCACTTCCCCCGCGGCATGGGCGGCAAAGCCACCATCTCGGTGCCGCTGGCCGCCGGCGACGACGTCACGCTGCACTTTGCCGAGCGCGCGCTGGAGAACTGGCTGTCAGGAACCGATGGAGCGCCCGGTGACCCCCGCATGTTCGACTTGAGCGATGCCTTCGCGACGCCGGTGTGCCGGCCCGGCGTGGCGCCGGTCGACACCACGAACCTGGTCATCCAGTTCGGGGATGCGCTGATCACCATGGCGCCGGACGGAACCATTGCGATCGCCACCACCGCCGCGGCATCCATCACCGCACCGTCGGGCCTGACCATCAATGCCGATGTGGTGCTGAACGGGAAGCTGGACGCCACCGGGGACGTCACCGCCGACGGCGTGAGCCTCATCAACCACCTGACCACCGGCGTCATGCCTGGCAGCGGGAATTCTGGGAAGCCACTGAAATGAGCCTGGACCTGAAGTTGAACGCCGGCCATGACCTCGCTCTGGACGGCGGCAACGCCGTGCTTGTCGATGGCGCAGCCCGGGTGAAGCAGCAGATCCGGGTGACGCTGCTGACCTGGCTGGGCGAGTACTTCCTCGATACGACCTTCGGCGTGCCGTTTCTGGAGTCCATCTTGGTCAAGAGGCCGAACCGCAATGAGATCGAGGCGGTGCTGCGGCAGCGAATCAACGCGGTTCCCGGTGTCACCGGTGTGACCCGCATGCAGCTGGATATCGAACGCCAGCGCCGCACGTTGGCCGTCAGCTTCGAAGCCAATACAGACGAAGGCCTGGTGGCCGACACCATCACTCTGGAGTAATTCATGGCCGACTTCGGCGTTACCCCGGCTGGGTTCATCCGCAAGCGCCTGGCGGATATCCGGCCCGAGATCATTGCGGCCCTGCGCAACAACCTGCAGTCCGCCGGACTGTCCGGCGATATCGAGACGCGGCCGGATTCGGTGATGGGGATCACCATCGATACCTTCGCCGAGCGCGAGGCGGCGCTCTGGGAGCTGGCCGAGGGTGTCTACGGGGCGATGTACCCTAGCACCTCCAGCGGTGTGAACCTGGACAACGCGGTGTCGCTAACCGGCGGAGTGCGGGACGGAGCCACGCGCTCGCGCGGCTATGTGGTCCTGTACGGAGAGGGCGGCACGACCGTTCCGGCCGGGGCTCAGATCCGGAACAGTGCGACGTCGGAACTCTGGGAGCTGGCCGACTCGGCGCGTATCAGCCGCTCCAACACGGCGCACGCGCGGATCGGCCTCTCTGGCGCACCGGCTGCCGGCGCTTACACGGTCTACATCGAAGGGGTTGCGTACACTCACGTCGCGGGTGGTGGCGCAACGGCCGCCCAGATCATGGCCGGCCTGGTCGCTGCCATCACGGATGCATCGGTGGCTGTGAATGCTGAGGTCGGCCAGCTCGTGCTCCGGGCCGCCAATGGTGCAGGCGTGCCGCTGGGGCTGACCCCAAATCTGCAGGTGGCGCTGCTCGGCAGCCCGGCGCTGGCCCAGAGCGCGGTGCCTTCGACGCTAGGCGCAGATGTCGCCACGCTCACGACCATCGAGACCCAGGTTACCGGGTGGGACTCGGTAACCAATCCTGCTGCAGCCTCAAACGGGTCCCCGGCTGAGAGCGATTCTGAGCTGCGGAACCGCTACGGGCGCGGCCTGTACCGGATGGGCGGCGGGACGCTGCCTGCCATTGAGGCCCGCGTGCGGGCGGATGCGGCCGGGGTCGTCAACGTCATCGCCTATGAGAACACGGGCGACTACACGGATATGGACGGCCGCCCCCCGCACTCGGTCCATGTGATCGTTGAGGGAGGGCTGGAGCCGGAGATCGGCCAAGCCATCCATGACGCCAAAGCGGCAGGCATTGCGACACACGGCGCGTTCGCGGTGCCGGTGCTCACCGAATCGGGCCTGCAGGCCGTCATCCGCTTCGACCGGCCGGTCCCGGTTTACATCTGGATCAAGGCTGCCATCACGCTGCTTGACCCGCAGGAGCAGTCATTCCCGGATGCCGGGTTGAACGATATTCAGACCGCTCTCGCTGCGTTTGGTCAGGAGCTTGGCATCGGCGATGACGTGGTCTGGCAGTCCTTCTACCGGCCGATCTATGGCGTTTCAGGCGTGGCGCACGCGGCCCTGCTTTTTGCCACGTCTTCGGATCCGGCGGTGCAGCCTGCGCCGGGCGCCTACCAAGCAGCCAACATCACGATTCTGCCCCAGCAGCGCGCCCTCTTCGATGTCGGCCGCATTGAGGTGACCTGATGGATCTGAACCAAGATCACGGGGCAATCGCATGGTCCAACTGGACGGCACAGTTTCAGAACTCGCCGCGGCTGCGATCGCTGGTGCTGGCGCTGCTGCAGCCGATGAACACCCTGCAGCAGGCACTGGTCCAGCTTCGGGATGATCGGTGGTTGGATACGGCCGTTGGTCGACAGCTTGACGGGCTCGGTGAGCTTCTCGACCGGCCGCGGCAGATCACCAACACCAGGGCCATTTCCCATTTCGGCTTCCAAGGGCAGCCGAACATCGGCGGCTTCGGCCAGTTCCCGATGTACAGGGCAAACGCGGGGCTTTACACCGGTGGCTCAACGCTGGACGACGACAACTATCGGCGGCTGCTGCGCTGGAAAGTGTTGGTCGACAGCGGCTTCGGTACGGCACCCCAGATTGAAGAGGCGCTACGGGTGCTCTTCGACGTGGAAAGGGTCGCCGTGGAGGATATCGGCACGGCGCGGATCCTCGTGCACATCGGCCGTAAGCCGACAGAAGGGGATTTCTTCCTGGGCAACGTGGGCCAGTGGGTTCCGTCTGCTGCCGGCGTCGCGCTTGAGTTCCGAACCTATGAGCCGGACGAACCCTTCGAGTTCGACACCGGCAACTACCTGAACATGCTGCTTGGACACGACGGCGCTCCGCTGCTCGGGCATGACGGCTATCGACTCATCGGAAAGGGGTAATCCGTGGCAGAGAAAGAGCTTAGCCAGTACGGCGATATTGCGGCGATTGGGGCAGGGACCAAGTTGGCGGTGTTGGAAGGTGGACGGAATGCGCAGGCGTCGTCCAGTGTTCTGGCTGGCTTCGTTGATTCGCAGATCGCAGCAACGGGGCTTCAGGACCAGGTCGATGACCTGACGGCAGGCGTCATCGATGGAAGTGCGATCGCGTTTCCCACCTGGGCTCAGGCGCTGGTAGCGGCAAACTCGGGAGAAATCCCGGTCAACCGCCACGTCGCGGTAGTAGGCGACGCCGGCACCCACGTAGATCCGGTGACCGGCGACACGGTAAGCAACAGCGGCCGCTTCGTCATGACCGACGGTGGCCTGCAGTGGCGCAGTCCTGATTCGCTGAAGGACAAGATTGGGTATCAGCAATTCATCGGTGACCTCGATGCTTCGCTGGTTGGCCCGGCGCAGGTTCAGGCCATCGGCACGCAGGCTGTCGGGGCTGGTACGGCCATCTCCAGTTCCACGTTTGTTTTTGGCGTTGCCGCCGTGGAGAAGGGATACATCCGCCGGGTTCGCGCCTACGGTGCGCCGGGCGCATCGCGCGAGATCAAGCTGCGTGTATTCCAGCGGACCGGAAATGACTGGCAGGCAGTAGGCGCAGACGTGCCTGTGATCATCGCTCCAGGCCTGAACGATCTGCGGGTGAACATCCCGATTGAAAAGGGCCAGTACATCGGGTTCTACACCCCGGTGGGCGGGATCATGTTCGTCAACGCTTCTGGCACCGGGTACTACAACGCCGCAGGAGACCTGACCTCGTTTACCGACGCGACGGCAACGGCGACCATCCAGCTGCAGATCGGTTTCGAGATCCAGTACTGGCCGTTCGATGCAGCCACGATTGCCAACCTGGTGGGGGCCGATGCTCTGGTCAAAGCATCGTTCCCCGTGGCAGATGGCGTTGTGGCAGATCGGCCTTTCAACGGTTCGAACTTCCCGCCGCCCACCTTCACTGGCTGGGCATTCATGCTGGCCGCAGGCCCGGATTTCCCTGCAGGCGTTCGGCTCTCCGGGGTGAGGGTCAAGAACCTCAATCTTGGCGCAGCTGCTGCGACCTTGCGGATCCGCCGTAGCACCCGAAAGCTGACCGATGCCTGGTTGAACTCGCCGCCAGGTACTGCGGGCGATGTGTTCCTCGATCAGACCGATTTCAACGTGGCCGGCAACAGCCTGCCGGTTGGCAGCTACCGGGACGTTGAACTTCAGCTGCCGGAGGTGGTCGGGGCTGCGGATATGGTGGTGATCCACGAGATGACGGCGCTGGACGCAGATGGCGCGGCTGCGACGCTTGGCATTGGGCGAGCGACGCTTGAGGGCGCGCCGCAGTATCGCCTTGGCTTCTTCAAGCAGGCTGCAGGCTGGGTTGCCAGCACGACCACCGGCGCCGCCGCGCTTGCCCTGATCGGCAAGCTGCTGACTGTTCCGCCGGCAGAGGCCGGCGGGGACAACGAGCCGCGCGCTCGCGCGCCTGGCTGCGTTGGTGTGCATGGCCACGTCGGGCGCTTCGAGTACCCGTTCAACAACGCCACCACGACGACGCACCGGCTCCTGCAGGCCGTTCCTGCCGAGTTCGACGGGGTGCGGCTGGTCTTGGCCCACGGCTCGCCGAAGGAGGTCAAGGTCGGGGGCGCATCGATCAAGGCCGTTGCCGCAGTTGCGGCCGTGGCCGATAACACTGGCCATACGCGGGTCACCTTCAACGGGAAGGCGGCCGTGACGATGCCGGCGGCCGAGGGGAGCAAGGGGATCTCCTTCGTGGTCAGCGACCTGATGCCGATTTCGTCGGTTGCGCGATCCGACGGTGGTGCACTGCCTCTGGTGGTAGCTCAGGCGGTTCTTGAAACCCCAGGAAGCATCGCCCTGATGGGCAGCTCTACCGGTTCAATCGATCGACGCAACTGGGCGAACCGCGTTGACGATCCGTGGATCGCGCGGCAGAACACCGGCGACTGCGTTACCACTCCAGCCAACTTCACCAGCGTCGACAACCAGAGCACAACCTGCATTGCCGGGGTGGTGTTCGTCGCCCGGGGGCAGGTGGTCGCGGTGGTTGGCCTGGGCGACAGCATCACCAATGGCGAGGGCGGCGGTATCACCTACCAAGGCGCTTCGTTCCTGTACGAGGGGGTGATGAAGCTCAACCGGGAGCGGCCAGTCGCCTATTCGCTGTTCAACGTGTCCTGGTCCGGGTCCGGCACCGAGACCTTCCTGCGCCGCCTGCAGTCCGCAGTGGCCGCCGGTCTGAGCTTTGACGTGGCATGCCTGTCGCCGTGGTCGCCGAACGATATCGCCACGGTTGAGCCCACCAAGGTGTCGACCATCACGACGGCGCACATCGCCAGCATGCGCCTGCGGCTGGGCGAGCAGCTGAACTATTGCCAGCGCTACGGCATCCGCCCGGTGGTCTGGACGGGCCTGCCGACCGATCCGGGGGCGAAGAAGTACGGTGCCACCGACTCGCTGCGGCGCGGCTTCAACGCTCAGATCCGGGCCATGGGTAGCCAAGGCGTCGTGGCCATGGATCTGGATGCCGCCGTGGCGGGGGAGACCGATGCCGATGGCCAGGTGCATTTCCGTGCTGGGCAGAGTGGCGATCAGATCCACTTGGGGAATGCCGGCATCGCCACCTGCGCGGATTACCCGTGGCGTGCCTTCCCAACGCTGGCGTTGGAGTGGGAGGGGGCATTGGTCGCCCCGATCTCATGACTTACCCGATTGGCTCCAGAAGCCCTGGCGCATTGCTCCGGGGCGAGTTCACGGCCCGGCTGACCCGGTAGGTCTCCATCGACGGGGGCTCACTGGCCAGCAGCAGGGCCATGGCCTGGTCCGGATCGGCGCGGAGCCACTCATCGATCTGTGCCGGCCGCAGCCACACCGGCATGCGGTCGTGGATATCGGCTGATACGCCGCTGCTGTCGCCGGTGATCACGGTGAAGGTGCCGAGGTTGCCGTCGGGCAGCAGCGGGCTGGTGTCCTCCCACAGGCCGGCAGCCCAGAGCGGTGCCCCGGCGTGAATGAACCACGGATCCTTCTTGCCGTCCTCGGTGCTCACTGACCACTCGTAATAGCCGGCCATGGGCACCACGCACCGGCGCTTCTTGAATGCTGAGCGGAAGGCAGGCTTGGTGGCCACGGTTTCGATGCGGGCATTGATTGTCGAGCCCTGCAGGCGCTTGGCCTTGGCCCAGAAGGGCAGTAGGCCCCAGGCCATACGGGTGAGCTGCCGGCCCTCGCCACGGTCGAGGATGACCGACGCGCGCTGGGTCGGCGCTACGTTGTAGCTTGCCGGCAATTCGAGCAGCGCCTGCGCCAGGTCGGGCAGGCCAACCTGGTCGGGTCCGAAGATCGGTTTCTGGACGAATCGGCCGCACATGAGCCGAGTATGCGGGTCTGCGGTGACTTTGATGTAGTGAACCTGCTGCATTGCTGCATTGCTGCATTGCTGCATTGCGGCGTTGAGTGGCAGTTAGGCAGTTCGCCGGAAGTCCTGCAGTCTCGCGCGGCTGATTGCCTGTCGATTGCCGCAGCCGGGGCAGGTGATGACGCCGGCACCCTCATGGTCAACTAGTCCCTCCCCGGGGACGGCACGAAAATGGGTTTGGCAGCTGAGGCACCTGGCGTCGATTCGCGTGACTTCAAGTAGGTTGCCGCGGTCCTCTAGACCGTCGACGTTCAACAGATAGAAGCGTCCGGTGTCAGGCATTGCTATCCCCATAGCGGCTGGCAGGCGCGTGTAACCTTGCTGCATCATGCACCATAAGCGGCGCCTGTAGCGCCATATGGCGGCGGACCGATGACCGTACTGAACGTACTGCTGCGTCCCGATAGGCTTGCGGTTGCGGTAGATACCTTGGCTGAGAATGCTTCTTCAGGGGCGCCGTCTGTTGGAGCGAAAGCCCTGCTTGTGCCGCAGCACAACATCGTTCTGGCGGCTCGTGGATCCGCAAGACTTCTACTACACCTTTACAGCGTTCTGTTGCAGGCGAGCTTCAGGCCAGACTTCCAGATCGAGCGCGCAGCTGCGGAGATGGGAGCGCTAATTGACCGGGTATGGCCTGCCTATGAAGCTTCCTCCGCGCAGATGGGGATAGCGGAGGCAGACTTGGGCATCGAGCTGGTGCTCGGTGGCTGGTCGAATGCCGAGCACCGGATGATCGCCACGGCGTATGCAAAGAGCTCAGGTGCCGCGCCTGCGATCGTCCGGTGTCTCGAAGGCGGGTTGGCTTCGCCAGGTGAACCGCTGAGGGGCAGGCCTGATAGTTTTGAGCCGCAGGCCTTGCTTGAAGCGGGACGCCTGCAGGCCCGTTACTTGAATGAGAAGGAGGGAAGGGTGGTCGCCGGCGATCACCTTCTCCTGTTCGATCTGACCCAAGGCCGTGCTGTGGTCACTGAGCTGGGTATGCTTTGAAGAAGCTAGTCCTTTCCGCGCTCAGCGGCACCGTTGATTTGCTCGGTCATGACTGCCAGCGCCTGCTGAAACGCCGCGTGATAAAGCAAGGCTCGATCCTGCATCCCTGACTGCTCATCTGAGACTTCCGCGAGCACGTGGGCCCATAGATCTGAAAGGCTGGCTGGATCCGGATGGCGGGCTACCAAAGCGTGAACCCCGTACTCCAGAGCCTTGATGTAGCCGCGAGAAGCGTGAAGCTCCATCTCGCAGCGCTCGAGGCGAGAAACAATGTCTTCGATGGGCGTAGGCATATCGGTGATGCAATCTGATCTCGCCGAAAGGATACCGCTCTGCGCTCTGGCGTCCAACGCCGCGCGCGCAATGGCATGTCCAGCGCTCCTCGCGTCTCCCGAGCGTGCCCATCTGCCGTCAGGACGGATGAAGGGGGCGATGCCCTCGACTTCTACCCTTACCAGGACATGAAACCTTCCCATGCGGCCGATGCGAATCAGACACTCTGACTCGGCGACCCGATCCTTGAACACAAGCTGCCCAGCAACAGATGCTGGCGACCTGTAGTCGATCCCTGTCATCCTGGACTCCCCCTGTCCATGGTTTCCCCGACCATACCTGCCCGATGGGATTTAGAGCAAACACAAGGGGAGAGATCGACGGACAAGATCTTGGAAGTGAGCCGGCGTATCACGGCCTGAGACTGGCCGCTAGTAGGCTCCCGGCCATGAAGACGTATCCAACCCACATCCCCATGCCCGATGGATTCACCTGGGCACCCAGGTGCCATCTGGACACCCTGCCCACCGGCCTGTTCCTTTTCGGCGAGGAAGTGGCATCGCTGATCGAGCGATTAGACGGCAGTTGGTTTGCGTACCTTCGGATCTCTGGCGAGCTCTTTGCCGACCCCATTACGCGGGACTGCACGTCATTCGAGGCCGGCCAGCGCGGGTGCGAGCTGTGGGCCCTGCGCCACGAGCTCATGCTGCGAGAGCGCGTGGCCGCGAAGGTCCAATGGATGCAGAACAACGTGGTTGCCGGCGGCCGTGGGAGGACGGTGGACGTGTCCAGGATTCTGGGTCTGGAGCCCTGGAGGCCGGGGCCGACACTGGAAACCGACATGGCTGCGAGTCCCGACCGCTAATGATCCGCTCAGTCATGTCCCGTTGCCGTTGTATCGCCTGGTGCGACGGGTCCGCCGCACGATGGACCCATGACCAAAGCGAACGAAGGAAAGGCGCGCTGGGCGCGCGCGAAGGCAGCCGGGTTGATGCAGCAAGCCCGGCAACTGGACCAGGTGCAGGGTGGCGACTGGCGGGCGAGGGCTCGCCGGCGGCGGGCGGTCGATGGGCTGAGGCAGGAGGCCATGCGCTTCGAGCGTCTGGCAATGACGTACTATCCAGAGCCCGCGCACTGGGCGGCATGACAGGTTCGTCAGCCGGCCTTTGGGGCCTCGGGAAGACCCTTGGAGCGGCACATTTGGCACAGCTTTGGCACAGCGAGCCGGGAAATCCGCGCCAGATATAGCCAGCTCGCCCCCCTCCTAAGGGGAAGGTCGCCCGTTCGAATCGGGCCGGGGTCACCAGCTTGGTCGGCGCACGCGGGACCATTCACCGGCGCATGGCCAGCGCGCCTCCGCGCCTTCACCGATCAGCGCCAGCGTCGGCGGCTCCACGCAAGTAACTGCCCCCCCCTGATCTCAGTCCTCCCGCACGGCACCGCACCGCGACGGACATCTCACTTTCGTCGCCGCCACGCTCACGCGGCCCCCACATCGCCGCATCATCCCTGAACCAGCCGTCTTCAGCCGCTTATTCCTGCCGAAAACGCGCATTGCATTGCATTTTCAACTCGCTCCAATGCGCTACGCTGAGCAGCGTGTGGGGAGGGGCACGATAGCGCCGGCCGGCTTTTGCCGGTTGATCCTTCGTACTCCACGCGAGATCCAACCATGAACCTGTTCGTCACCGTGCTTCAAGCTGCAGCCGTGTTTGCCTGCCTCATCGGGCTGGTCCACCTGGCCGACAGGGAGCGGCTGCGTCGCCGCCGACGGGGTCGGGCCTGAATGCGTTAAGCATTCGAATGGGCTGAATGGGGACTGCGCGGTCTGGCGCAATGCTTTCGAGCAGCAGACATGCTAATGTCGCGAAAAATTATTGATGTCCGTCACACTCTGGGGAATGGAGATGGTCCTTCATCGCTTTCGCTACGCGTTTTCAAAAGTGCGCACTTGGCACGTTGGCCATGTACGTGCCAGCTGGCTGGCACTGCGTTACGGCTTGACCGGCGACACGGGGCGATTCGCCTCGCATGGGGGATGGCGGGTATCACGCTTACGCAACTCGCACAGCGGCGAGTTTGATTAGCCGCAGCCCTTCGCTCGATTGAGTCGAGAGTTTCGATTGAGCTTAACTGCAGGCAATTAGGGCAAGTCCGATAGCGGCGCCAAGGGGTGGCCTTTAACGTGGTTGCGCACGATCCAGTGCGCAACCGGTGGCGATGACCTGCTGGCCAGGGGGGGCGCAGGGTCTGCTGCATATTCATGATCCCTACGCTGTTCTGTGGCCGCATCCTTGCGGCGCCTGCTCGAGTCGCGCCCTCTACCTGCTTTACCCCTGCCTCGCGTTCCTGCCTCGAACACGGGAGGGGCAGGCCATGCGCTTGAAGCGTTTTCGCCATGCCTACGACAAAGTCCGCAGCTGGCACGTGCCGCCGCTGCACGCCGCTATTCGCGCATTCCGGTACGCGCTGACAGGCGATACCGGCCCCATTCGCACTCATGGAGGCTGGTGCAAATCGCGCATGCGCCTGAGCGGACACTCGCCGGACTGA